TGATTGGTGACAACGCATTTGGTCACGCAATCAGCCTTCCAGTTGAACTACGTGACGGTGGCGTTCTTGACTTCGGTCGTGAGCACGCTCTTGCATGGTACGCAATCTGGGGTCTCGGTGTAATCACCGACCAGGCTATCGTCAAGGTTTACACAAACTAAGACACCGATGTCGTCTGGGGGCTCTACTCCTTCCTGGGCCCCCAGGCACATCACAACACAAAACTAACTTAGGAGAATACACACCGTGGCAAATACACCAACAAGTCCGCTTGATGCAACAGGCAAAGCAGCGGAAACAGCAGCAAAGAAAAATGCTGAACAATTAAGAAAGCGCAAAGACGAAATTTCTATTGCGGCACAAGTTGAGGCAGAAAGTTTGGAAAAGGATATTTTTGATCCTAAACATCCAGATGCTCCGCTAGTTCTAGACGAGATCGAAAACGTAGGCGTATCTACAGCAGGTGATATGGTCGTTATTCGTACCATTACCGACATTGATGACATGACTTATGGAGTAGGTAACTCTTACTCCTTTAAGGCTGGCGTTAAGTACCGCGTTCCTGCAGCACTCGCTTCGTACCTAGAACAACTAGGTTACATTTGGCGCCCTAACTAAAAAGTTAGCACGTCTCAAGTAGTTCGACCCTCAACTGGTTCCCGCCCTCCTCCCAGTTGGGGGTTGGACCCTTTTTGCACTGTGTAAATATTGATTACACGAGATGATGAGCACAGTAATTTTACGGAGGTTATGTGGCTACAACAGCAGGATTGGCAGATCGCCTACGTTACGAACTTGGTGACATTGGTCGATCGTTTGTTCATCAATTTATTGCTGATGGAACTACAAACCGTTTTTTAATCCCTTACTCTCCCCTTGATGGCGTTAATTTAGTTATTAATCGAGAGGGGGTCGACGTCTCAACTGATGCAGAGGTTGAAGAGGCCACGGGCCATATCGTCCTTGACGAAACCCCTGATGCAGGCGACGTCATTATTGTTGCTGGAAACTACTACAAGTATTTTACACCTGTTGAAGTTTGCCAGTACGTTGCAGACGCATTTGACCAGCACACTGCTTTTCACACTGACAATTACGGCCGTACAATGAGCATTACAACGTTACCCACAATAGAAGAATACCCAGTAGTTATTTACGCATCTACTCTAGCAATGTATACGCTGGCTACGGATGCCTCATTTGACATTGATATTACAGCCCCAGATGGCGTGATGATCCCCCGCTCTGAACGCTACCGTCAATTAATGCAGATGATTGAAGTACGTAAAAATCAATACAAGGAACTTTGTTCTCAACTAAGTATTGGTCTGTACAAAATTGATGTGTTTACTTTGCGTCGGATTTCAAAAACTACCAACGAGTATGTCCCTATTTATCAACCACAAGAAATTGATGATAAATCAACTAAGACTAGAGTTCGTCTGCCTATCCCAACCTATGGAAATGTTAAGCCTGTTCCAACAACTGTTGTTCAAGATCTAAATGTGTATTCAGGAGATGCATACGAATTTTCTATTCGTTTAGATTTTGAAGTTGACTTGTTAACTCCACTGGCGCAAATTAGGGTACTACCAGGCGCTTCTTTTGCAATCACTGATTTTACTGTGACAAAACCAGATACTACTGAAGATGGCGATAATAAGCGCACATTAGTTCTTTCTCTTACAGGTGATCAAACACGTATACTGCCTGGAAAATCTTATTATGACGTACAATTAACAGACGCAGAAGGCGTTACCCACACGTACGTTTCTGGATTAATTATTAAAACACCAGAGGTGAGCCAATGAGTCCAAATCAATACACCCGCCCAGGATCTGACACTGTTCCTATTGCGGTCAATAACGTTGTCCTCATTACTACTCCAGAAGGAACTGTCCACGCATCAGGTTGCGGTTGTGGAAGTTGTTCTGGTGGAGGCGCAACAACAGGAGCCCAAGGTACTCAAGGCGTTCAGGGTCGTCAGGGCACAACTGGTACTCAAGGTACACAGGGCGTACAAGGTACTCAAGGTCTTGGTACTCAAGGTGCAACAGGTGCTCAAGGCACTGCAGGTACTGCAGGTCTCCAAGGTATTTCTGGCGCTACATTGGACAATACAGATGATCTTACAGAAGGCGTTACAAATAAGTACTTTACAATTGGACGGGTATCGTACGAACACACTCAAGGGGTCACCAGCGACTCTTGGGTAATTGCTCATAATTTAGGCTTCAAGCCTAACGTTACAGTTGTAGACTCTGCTGGTAACATAGTTGAAGGTGAAATTGCGTATACTAATTCGAACTCATTAACGGTCTCTTTTTCTTCCGCTTTCTCAGGTAAAGCCTACATATCTTAAGGAGATAGACCGTGGCCCGTAAATTTTTAACACCGATTGATCTAGGAAAACTTGAACTACAGAATGCTCGTATTCAAAACCTAGCATCAGTATCGGCACCAGCATCACCAGTCGAAGGTCAGATTTACTATGACACTAACGACAAGGTAGTAAAGACCTGGAACGGTACTGCTTGGATCAACGCAAGCCAAGGTACCCAAGGCACTACAGGAGCGCAAGGAACCACTGGTACCCAAGGCACTACTGGTACCCAAGGCACTACTGGTACACAGGGCACTACAGGAACCCAAGGAACTGAAGGTGCCCAAGGCACTACAGGTACACAAGGAACAAACGGCTCTAACGGTGCTCAGGGAACAACAGGAGCGCAGGGCGAAACAGGTACACAAGGAATTGAAGGAGCGCAAGGTACTACAGGTACACAGGGCACTACAGGTACACAGGGCACTACAGGTGCTCAAGGTACTGAAGGTGCTCAAGGTACTGATGGCGCACAGGGTACAACAGGAACCCAAGGTGAAACAGGTACACAAGGTATTACTGGTACCCAGGGTGAGACTGGTGTTGCAGGTTCATTTGGTGGCGTAACTGTTCAGTACTACATTGATACTACTAGTTACACTGTTGCCGACCCAGGCGATAACTACGTAAAGTTTAACAACGCAACACTTTCAAGTGCAACACACTTAGTAATTGATGACAATCCACTTGATGGAAACTTTGATTTAACACCATTCTTAAGCACAATCGATGACTCAACTTCTACAATCAAGGGTCACGTTAAGATTTCTAAGAAGTTCGATGCATCAACATTTGCACTATTTACAATCTCTGGGCTAACACATGTGGGTCCAGGAGCCGCTTCCTACCACGATGTAACCGTTGAGTATGTATCTGGTAACGGATCTTTTGCTGACAACGATGAGACACTACTTACCTTTGCTCGTACTGGTGATGTCGGTGCCCAAGGAACTACAGGTGCACAGGGAGAGACTGGTACACAAGGTACTGTTGGTGCCCAAGGAACCACTGGTACCCAGGGTGAAACTGGTACGCAAGGTACTACAGGTACTCAAGGAGAAACAGGACTTCAGGGTGCTGAAGGTCTACAAGGTCAAACTGGAGCCCAGGGCACTACAGGTTCACAGGGAACTACTGGATCTCAGGGAGAAACTGGTCTACAAGGTCAAACTGGTGCACAGGGAACTACTGGTACCCAGGGAACCACAGGTACGCAAGGAGAAACTGGTCTACAAGGTCAAACTGGTGCACAGGGAACTACTGGATCTCAGGGAACTACTGGTACTCAAGGTGAGACTGGTACACAAGGAACCACGGGAGCCCAAGGTACAACAGGCTCCCAGGGAACTACAGGTTCACAGGGTGTACAAGGCCACTCAGATCGTTATAAGACAACCTCTACTACTTCACGTACAATTGCGGTAGCAAACAACGTTTCGTTTGTACTTGCTGATGCTGCTCTTTCTTATTCTGTAGGACAAGACGTAGTAGTTGCTTACGATGCAAACAACCACATGTCTGCAACTGTAGTCAGTTACACATCAGGAACTGACACTCTTGTTGTAAATGTTAACGACATTGTTGGTTCAGGAACTTACGCTGCATGGTCAATCAACCTTGACGGTGCTACAGGTGTACAGGGTACGACTGGTGCTCAAGGTACTGCTGGCGCCCAAGGTACAACAGGCACCCAGGGTACAACAGGTACTCAAGGTACGACTGGCACCCAGGGAACTACAGGCTCTCAAGGCACTACAGGTGCTCAGGGCGAGACAGGACTTCAAGGACAGACAGGAGCCCAAGGTACAATTGGAGCCCAAGGTACGACAGGCTTGCAAGGCGAGCAAGGTCTACAGGGTTACACAGGAGCACAGGGCACCATTGGTGCTCAAGGTGAGACTGGTACCCAGGGAACCACTGGAACTCAGGGAACCACAGGTTCACAAGGAACTACAGGCTCACAAGGTACAACTGGCGCCCAGGGAACAACAGGCGCCCAAGGTATCCAAGGTGAGAATGCTGGAATCCTCTCTGTAGGTTCTGGTCTATCACTTTCAGGTGGTGGAGCACTCACAGTTGATACCACAACTATTGCTACAAAGGCATATGTTGATGCAACTGCAAGCGGACTAGATGTTAAAGCATCAGTTCGTGTAGCAACTGCAGTGGCTGGAACTCTTGCAACATCGTTTGAAAATGGCGATGTGGTAGATGGAGTAACGCTTGCTACTGGCAACAGAATCCTTATTAAGAATCAGGCAACTGGCTCAGAAAACGGTATCTATACCGTAAATTCAACAGGTGCGCCTACTCGCGCAGAAGATGCAAATCTAAGCGCAGAAGTTACCGCTGGCCTATTTACCTTCGTATCAGAGGGTACAACCAATGGAAACACTGGTTGGGTTCTTACAACAGACGATGCAATAACACTTGACACTACAGCACTTACATTCTCACAGTTCTCAGGGGCTGGAACGTATCTGGCTGGGGACGGTATTGATTTAACTGGTTCAACATTTAGTGCAAAACTTGATACCGCTTCTGGACTTTCTAAGTCTGCAAATGGTCTTAAGATTGACACAGCAGTTGTTGTACGCAAGTACGCATCTACCATTACACCAGCATCTCCATACTCTCAAACTCAATGGACGTTGACCCACGCTTTGGGAACAACAGACATTCAGGTCAAAATCTATGAAGTCTCTAGCGCAATGGAAGTTGTAACAGATGTTACATACATTACTGACACAACAGTGACTATCGGGTTTGCAGTTGCTCCTGCTTCAGGAGAAACTTACCGAGTAGTAGTCCAAGCGTAATAAAAGGAGTTAACTAGTATGGCCCGTAAGTTTGTTGTACCACTAGGCCTTTTGCCTGCTGCCAACGATCCTACGGGCCAGACTGCTGGTGATACTTATTACAACACCACATATAACACAATTAAGACTTATGATGGTGCAATGTGGAACTCTGTAGGTGACAGTGTTATAAATATTAATGGCGGAACTCCGTCTGAGACATATTTAATTGAACTTGATGGAGGTACACCATAATGGCAACAAAGATTCAAGTGCGTCGTGGTACTGGGACACAGTGGACAAATGCTAACCCAACTTTAAGCGTGGGTGAAATTGGTTATAACACTACCAACAATCAATTTAAAATTGGTGATGGAAACACAGCATGGAATTCACTTGACTACTTCACAGGAGTTCAAGGAACCACTGGAACACAGGGAACTACGGGTACTCAAGGAACTACTGGAACCACTGGTACCCAAGGCACTACAGGCACCCAGGGAATTCAAGGTACCGATGGTACCCAGGGAACAACAGGCGCCCAAGGAACAATCGGTGGAACTGGATTACAAGGAGTAGAAGGACCCGCAGGTACCCAAGGAGTTCAAGGAACTATAGGTTCTCAGGGAACCACTGGTACACAGGGAACCACAGGTACACAGGGCGCTACAGGTACACAGGGTACCGACGGTACCCAGGGAACAACAGGTACACAGGGCACGACTGGTACACAGGGTACGACTGGTACACAGGGAGCAACAGGTACAACTGGAGCCCAAGGTGCTACAGGAACACAGGGAGAGACTGGGTTACAGGGCGCAATCGGTGCTCAGGGTACAACAGGTACCCAAGGTACTACAGGAACCCAAGGTACGACTGGCACCCAGGGAATTCAAGGTACCGATGGTACCCAGGGAACTACGGGTACTCAAGGAACTACTGGTACCCAGGGAATTACAGGACAAAACGGTAACTTTGGTGGCGCTACATTTGACTATACATATAGTACAACTGTAACTGCAACAGACCCAGGTGTTGGAAAGATTCAATTTAACAATGCAACTTTATCATCTGCAACGGTTTTGTACATTGACTCATCTAACGATGAAAGCACCGATATCTCATCTTTCTTAAACACTATTGATGACTCTACATCTACCGTTAAGGGTCACTTCAGAGTTTCTAAAAAGTTTGATGCTTCAGTATTTGCGCTTTATACAATAACTTCTCTTACTAACAATACGGGATGGTTTACAGTCAACTGTTCTTATGTATCTGGTAACGGATCTTTTGCAAACCTAGAAGACATAATTATCACTTTTGCTCGTACTGGTGATCAAGGTGATACTGGTGCCCAAGGAACCACTGGTGCTCAAGGAACAACAGGTGCTCAAGGAACGACAGGTACACAAGGTACAACTGGAGCCCAAGGTGCTACAGGAACCCAAGGAACTACTGGTACAATTTCTCCTGATGATTCTTGGTATTACGCTCTAGTCTTCTAAAAGAAAAGGATAAAAATGGCTACATATACAACTAAGGAACTCAAAGCAGCCGCTACTCTCACAGCCAGCGCTGCTTCCTTGTACACTGTCCCTGCGTCCACAACCACAACAGTAAAGACCATTCTTTTGGCTAATTACAGCGCTGTTGATGCTCGTGCGACTCTTCACATTGTTCCTAGTGCTGGTTCTGCTTCTGCTGCAAATAAAGTTTATGGTGAAGTTTTAGTTTCGGCTAATACCACACTACAGATTGATACTGCTATTGTTATCCCTACAGGTGCCTCCATCCATGGTCTTGCCTCTGCAACCAGTTCCATCAACGTTCACATATCTGGAGTAGAAATTTCATAATGTCCCTTTCATCCGTACCTATCGTGGTCAACACCCGCTTAGGCGGGTTGTTTGCATACGGTAATGGTTCAGACGGAAATGTGACCCTGACGGTTAATACGACTCTTACTAGAGACATGTATTACAACAATCTGACGATTAACTCAGGTGTCAATCTTGATCCTGCTGGCTACCGTATTTTTGTCAAAAGCACTTTGACCTTTGTTGATGGCACCTCTAAAATTTCTCGTCTTACTAATACAACTGCTGTTGGAACTATTGGTGGAGGAGCAACTGTTGGAAATAACGCCTCTAGTTCTTTAGGCGGCAATAGTGGTGACACAACTGCAACACAGATTGCTGCAGGAAAAGAGTTTTACTACAACATTACAAGTTTAATTTCAACCCTATACATCGATGCAACTACAGGTGATGTATCTGCTATTTCTGGTGGAGCAGGCGGATCAACTGGAGCAGCAGGTGCGACAGGTAATGCAGGAACTTCTAACTCTGGATCTGCAGGCTCTGCAGGAAGTTACCCACCAAGTGCAAACTCAGTTGGTGAGGCAGGTGGGAAAGGAGCAACAGGTACTGCAGGTACTGCAGGTACTGGAGGAGCAGGCGGTGCTGGAGGTTTGGGTGGGGCAGGTGGCGGAGTAGTTATAGTTCTTGCTAAGACTATTGTTGGTGATGGTGTCATTGCAGTAAACGGTGTAGCAGGTTCTGCAGGTTCTGCAGGTGCTCCAGGTAATGCAGGAACTGCTGGTACAGCAGGTGCTCCTGCTCCAACTTTATACTTAAGTGGTAATGCCTCTGTGTATAACTCTCCAACAACTCCTGTAGCAACGTATAACGCACCAAAGTATACATATACCGCAGGTAGTGGATCATTTTCAAATGCTAACAACGCACCTAAGTATACTTTTACTGCAGGTACTGGCGCAACAACAAATGCAAATAATCCACCTTCATACAGTTATAGCCCAGGTAGTGGCGCATTTACAAATGCAAATAATCCACCTTCTTATACTTACACAGCAGGTAATACAAACCCACCTGGTTCAGTTTTAGAAGGTTTTGGTAACCAGGTTAGTGCGAATAAATGGAATGCTCCCACTTATAGTTTTAGTCCAGGAAACACTAATGCTGCTTCGTATACATATAGCCCAGGTAGTGGCGCAACAACAAATGCAAATAATCCACCTTCATACAGTTATAGCCCAGGTAGTGGCGCAACAACAAACCCTAACAACTCACCAACGTATACTTACACCGCAGGTACTGGATCAACTGTAAATGCAAACAACGTACCTACATACACTTTTACTGCAGGTACTGGACTTACCTATAACACGGTCGCAGGGAATGCATCTACGTATAACACGCCCCTTACCTATCCAGGAGGTGCGGGAGGTGCGGGAGGAACAGCCACATCTGGAGGAACAGGTGCAACAGGAAGTTCTGGATTTGTTGGTGGAGGTGGAGTTTTGTTTGTAATGTCCACCAGCACACTCCCAGTTGGGTTAACAACTAGTGCAGCACCTGGTGCTACAGGGCAGTCAGGAACTTCTTCTGCGGGTACAATTGTCCTTATTAATCATGAAGTAATCTAAGAAACGAGGATCTTATGGGTAACTACGGCGTGTCAAGTGTAGGGTCTTCTACCTCAACCTCAAGTTTTATTGCTGTTCCAGATGAAATCTATGGCTCTGGAAAAGATGGCAATGTAACTATTAGCACAAACACCACACTCACTCGTGACATGTATTATAGCAATTTAACTATTGCAGATGGAATCCATCTCAATACTGCGGGATACCGTGTGTTTGTTCGTAACTCTTTATCTTTTTCTACTGCTGTTGGTAACAAAGCAACCACAAGTATTGGGTTAAAGAATGGATCATCTGCAGTAGGAACAGTCTCTAGCGGAGGACTTGCTTCCGTTACCACAAGTCTGGGAGGAGCCAGCGCTTCATACACAGCGACTGCACCCTCTCCTGCAGAGTACTTCTCATTAGCACGTCATGCAGTTGCTGGATACATCCTTTCTGCCTCTCAAACAACTCCTCTCTTTTTACGTGGCGGTGCTGGTAATAACACTAACTATGGTGGTGGAGTTGTAGTTGTCTGTGCTCGCAAGGTATCGGGTTATGGTACGATTTATGCAACGGGCTACACTGGTGGTTCGTATGTCACAGGTGGCGGAGTTATCGTGTATGTCTCACAGGCTACACGAACAAATGCTGTTGATTTAGATGTTTCTGGGTATGCTTCTGGAACCGCAAAGGAATTCGTCGTATAGGAGATAGTAATGGCTTATCATGTGATGAAAAATGCTGATAGAGTAATCTTAAATGAACTAGAAAATGAGTATCGTTACAAATCACTTTTTGATACAAAGTCTGAAGATCGTGATTCTAAAACAATTTTTATTGCTATACCTTGTTATAGAGACGAAGAACTTGTAGCAACTATTGATAGCGTGTATTTAAACGCTAAAAATCCTGAGCGTGTTTTTATCGGCGTTGGTCTTGTTTACAAAAAAGAAGATGTAGATTATTGGACTGCTATCCAAAAGAAGTACAAAAACGTAAAGATTCTTGCTAAAGAAGCGCTACCAAAAAATGTAGGGCTTGGAAATCAGCGTGCAGACGCACTGCTTATGTTTAACAACGAAGATTACTTTTTACAAATTGATGCTCATATGCGTTTTGACATGCATTGGGATGATTTACTTATTCACCATTATCAAAACCTCGTTGCTTTAGGAGAGCCAAAGCCTCTTATAACAGGTTATCCACGAGCCTATGCTCCAGATATTTTTCCTAGTGTTGATGGCGCTTACCCTTACTACAACCCGATGTCTAAAGAAGTTTACTTTAGACAGCGTAGGGGGCATAACAATGTCCCTTGTTTTCGTATAGGTTTAGGTCCTGCACAATTTTTTAAAGAGATAGGTTTTCCACGACACGGAGATCGTCACTTTACTTTATTTGAGACTATTGCTTTTGCATGTGCGGTATCTCCTGCACAAATTTTTACAGCAGGGTCTTTTGTTAGTGAAGTGCCTGCAAATCGTGACATTAGGTTCCTTGAAGAAGAGCAGTACTATTCAATTTTGGCTTATATGAAAGGGTACAACTTCTATGTTCCTCGTGTAACGGGTGTTATGCATTACTACAGTGAGGCAAATAAACAAGTTCTTATACAAAGTAGAAACCACCCAATTGACGACTTTCCTGAAACGTATGCAACTCACGGTTATAGAAACAAAGAAAAAGGTAGTTTAAAGATTTTTGAGGAGTTAAAAAAGTTAAAGAAAACACCAAGATCATTTACTGACTACGAACAGTTTGCTGGTGTTGACTACGACAATAGGCAATTACTTGCACCTGTAGACAAAATGCTGCACAATAAGATTACTGAGGCTATAAATTTTTCAACTGAAATTTATACGTATTCAATTAACGACTATATTGATTGGATGTACGATGCGGATTATGACTGGTTTGAAGATGTTAAACAAAACGAAGGAAGAAACTAATCAAGTCATACAGTTTATCTGTGAGGAAAAAGACTTAGATTATTTTCCACAACCATCACCCGCCAGTAAACACATACCTGATTGGTACAAAAAACTACCGACACACGTAAACAATCAAAGAATCTACCAAGAGAGTGGAGCCAATCAAACTGTAAAAAAATGCATGCCTGTATTTGATGCTATGACAGCGGGGTACATTATTACTCTACCTTGTGATGTATTTGTGTCTCGTGATGCTCAGGGGGCTCCTTCATTTACTTGGCCAATTCAAACTAAAATGGTCACATCTCATACTCACGAACAGGCTTCGACCCTCAATATCCCTAAAGGATATGGGCCAGAGTTTCTTAAGTGGTTTAACCCATGGATTGTAAAAGTTCCAGATGGTTGGAGCGTTCTATTTACACAGCCAATGCATAGAGATGATTTGCCTTTTTCTATTCTTCCTGGGATTGTAGACGCCGATCACTTTAAATTGTCTGTACAGTTTCCTTTTTTACTTCAAGCAGGATTTGAAGGCGTTATCCCTGCGGGAACTCCTGTGGCTCAGATCATCCCATTTAAGCGGGCTGAGTGGACGGCAGAGTACTCTTCTCTTGAATCAGGACAAAAAACAAAAAACTTAGAGGCTCACTCTGTTTTATTTGAAAATCGATACAAGAAAACTTTTTGGAATAAGAAGGTGTTTAAATGAAATTTACAATTAACATAGACTCTCCCAGCCATGACCTGGGACCAGAGCACCACATAAACGAGTATAAACCAACTCCAGCAGAAGAACATCTTCCTGAATGGTTTAAAGGGTTAACGACTAACGACACAATGAAGACCGCTAAAACTTGTCGTGGTTTATATGACATTATGACTTCTGGCTATATGGTTGTTTGGCCTTTTGATGTAACAATCACTAGAGATGAGAACAACAAACTCTTTGTTAAAAGAACACGAGACGATAACCGAGAGGGGTTATTTAGTTCTCATCCTCAAGTGCAACTAGGTATGTACCCAGACGCAGCCGTTTCTATGCAGAAGTTTGGTGTAGAAAAAGTTGTTCTTCCTTACAAAGTAAAGACCTCAAAAAATACAAGCATCATGATGATCCAGCCTCCGTACAGGCCTGACCTAAAGACAGAGGTTATGCCAGGAATAATTGACACAGACAAGTTCTACACACCTTTAAATGTGCTGTTTACAATTAAGCCTTTTGAGTACACCAGAGAGGTAAAGATTGCTGCGGGAACTCCTTTAGCACAAATCATTCCTTTTGTTAGAAGTGCTTGGGAAATAGGGTACAATAAGATAGACTCAAAGTTAGATCAGATTACCCAAGAAAACATACAAAGCATAGATAGGTATTACCAAAAAAAACTTTGGACTAGAAAACTATTTAAACGAAAGGTACAGTAAATGGAGCATACGGAACTTGGTATTGGAGTATATCAATACGATTTGCCAGAAATTTTAGCCAAAAACATTGTAGACATGTGCCGACAAAGTACTGAATTACCGTGGAAAAAAAGCGACGTAGGTCACGGAGAGCACCCTGAGCAAGAAATTCGTACCAGTAGAGGGTTACGTTTTCCAGAGGTATTTCCTTTTTGGGATGATGAGATTCGAAAACACACCACACCTGCAATTAACCATTACTCAAGCAAAAACGAAATCTCTATAACACAAGATGAAGGTTTTAACATGCTTCGTTATGGGATAACTCAGAAGTATGATTACCATGTAGATACTAACTGGGACATCTACAGAACAGCCTCTATTCTTGTTTACTTAAACCCACATGAGTACGAGGGTGGCGGAACACATTTTAGGAATTTTGACTTGTTGGTAAAACCAACAAAACCTGCGATTGTTATATTTCCAGCAAACTATGCGTACATACATTCTGCAACTCCTGTGACAGAGGGAGAAAAGTTTGTTCTTGTAAGTTGGATGAACGATCTTCCTAGCGGTGTTCGACCAGAGGCATTGCACCAAATTGCAAAGATTATGGGAAAAATTTAACCTATAAAGCAGGTTGGTTTTTGTACTTACCCTCCATAGTTTTACAAAACTCAGGTGTTCCAACCCAAGACTGATGACCATCTATGTTCCAAGAAAGATTTACTTGGTGAGTTTGTGCGTATTCAATTCCCCAAGTTAAAACTTTTGTGTCTAAAGGTTTTCCTGCTTCTGTTAAGAGTACGTAAAAAATTCCTTCTACTACTTGTCTAGTAAACAATGCTTGTGAATTGGCGGGGCTTAACCACTCATCAAAATATGGGTTACGACGCCATTCACATTCAAATGTAACGCAAGGCTCTAGTGGACGGTTTTTATAGTCATTGCATCCAACGTCTTTAATAACAAAAGGACAGGGGTTACCTAAAGACACATTATGCCCTTTGATATTTGTTGAAAGGTAACCTTCACAGCACTTTGTGCACCCTGAACAAGACTTAGTATTTAAAATAGCCAATAAGTCACGTGTCATAAAAACATCTTACACTAGGCTGTAGATTATTAAAAGTTTGTTAGGCTAATGGTATGCCTAATATTCTTGTTACTGGAGGCCTCGGTTACATTGGGAGATCTACTGTAGCCCTGCTAGAAAGCCAGGGGTTTACCTGTGTCATTGTTGACCAGGTGTCTGGGAATGACACTAAGGATCTCTTAGCCATGTCAAAGACCTACGCTAAGTATCGTCCTGTGGCAGTGGTTCACCTGTCTGCTAAGAAGAGTATCGGTGAATCCCTAAAGCACCCTGTCTCTTACTACTACAACAATGTCCTTTCTACCTTGGTTGTGGCTTTCTTATCGTGGGCATTTAAAACGCCCATTGTGTTTTCTTCTTCAGCATCTGTTTATGAGCCAACTAACCCATACGCTAAAGCCAAGAAGATAGAAGAACAGATTATTAAAAGAGTTCCCAAGAACGTTATCCTTCGATACTTCAACATCGGAGGGCAATCCAATGGCTCTATTGACTTGAGATCAGTAAACATCTTTGGAGTTATCAACCGAGCCGTTACAGGGAAGAAGACTTTCACTGTTAATGACCCTACCTCTACCCGTGACTACACGCATGTAGAAGACATTGCTAAGGCAAATCTTTGTGCGGTTTCATACCTGCTCAAGGGTGGGACTTCAATCCTTACAGATGTCTACAGTGGAACACAGCATACTGTTCCGCAAATACTTGAGCAGTACGCTGCTAACGGTGTAGACGTTCTGGTACTGTATGGAGACACAAAAGACACTACCGTTTACCCCACTGTAAAAGAAGTAAGCACAATAGGATGGGTTCCCATTCAACCGTTTAATAACATTGTCCAATCTGAAGTAGAAGGTTTAAAACATGAACTTGGTGCAAAAGGTAACTTCTAGAGGCGGAAAACTAAAGCCCTTAATAATCCCTTCTTCAATAACTAATGGGACAGGCTTGATGAACCCCTCATTGTTTCTAGATGATGATGGAGACATCCTCTGCATACTGCGTCACATTAACTACACCCTTTATCACGCTGAAAATAATCAACGTTTTCCTAGTATCTGGGGACCCCTGTCGTATCTTCATCCTGAACAAGACCAGCGGTTAGTAACACAAAACTTTTTATGCCGCCTTGACTCTGACCTCAACATTGTTAACCACACATTGATAGACACTACAACTTTAGATGTAACACCTATTTGGACTTTTGTAGGAGAAGAAGATGCGCGTCTTGTTAAGTGGTATGGCAAGTACTACGCCACAGGAGTTCGTCGTGATACCACAACAAATGGTGTTGGTCGTATGGAACTGTCTCAGTTAGAGATTGACAAAGATGCATGGACTGCAAAAGAAGTTTCTCGTGTGCGTATAGATCCTCCAATAAACAAAGACTCTTACTGCGAGAAAAACTGGATGCCTGTTTTAGACCGACCATTTCAGTATGTTAAGTGGACCGCTCCCACAGAACTTGTAAAAGCAGATCCTGTAAATGGTAACAGCCTTCAACTTTCTGTCATACAGGGAGAGAAAGCCGATGAAGACCAACGTGGTGGATCACAGGTAATACGATGGGGATTACACTACATTGCAATCACTCATGAAGTTGTTCTCTTCAAGAACTATCTAGGACAAAAGGACGGAACTTATCGTCATCGACTATGTGTATGGGATGACAACTTTAAGTTAGTTGGAATCTCACCGACTAACTGGTCTTTCCTAGATGGACAGATTGAATTTTGTGCTGGAGCGGCAGTTGTAAATGACAACTTAATTCTTGGGTTTGGGTTCCAAGACAATGCAGCCTTTGCATTAGAGGTTCCAAAAGAAATTGTAGATGAACTTATCCAGGAAGCGATGGGCACTAATGTTTGAGACAATCAATACCTTGATCGTGGATATCTCTAAAGATCCTTTTAATCCCGTACTAAGTTTGGAAATTGCTAAAGCATATGAAGCAGAGGGGCAAACCGCATCGGCAGTCTCGTTCTACCTTAGAGCAGCGGAGTACGGATACACCACTCATCCTGACTACGTGTACTCATCTCTTCTAAAGTCATCTACTTGTTTTTCAAGTCAAAAAAATCGTGAAGCCACCGTATTGAATTTGATTTTAAAAGCAATTGCTTACATGCCTAATCGACCAGAAGGCTGGTTCTTCTTGTCTAGGTATTACGAAGGCTCGAAGAAATGGCAAGAATCTTATGCTGCGGCTGAAGTTGGACTGTTCTTTTCCAAGAGCCGTATTAACCCTCTTCCTGTAGATATTGGTTATTTGGGTGAATACGTCCTTCTATTTGAAAAGGCTGTAAGCGGCTGGTGGGTAGGGCGGCAAGATGAGGCACGAGATATCTTTAAAGACTTGTTAACTAAGGATATTGCCCCCCTGTACAAAGCGTCAGTAATCAATAACTTAGAAAAGATAGGTTAAAAGGGTTTACCGATACAAAGCCCTTATATGAAGGGATAATTTAAAAATTACCATTAAGGAGTCTCATGGCAACTGCATATAAAGTTTTGGGTCAAGCATTAGCAACAGCAGCAAGTGCATACAGCACCCTGTACACCACTACGGCTGTTAGTGCTGTAGTTTCAACTCTTGTTGTTTCAAACCAGGGCACAACCCCTGCTACTTACAGTATTGCAATTGCTGGTTCAGAAACAAGCCCAACAGTGCCTGACGCAACTCTTCTGGCAGCAAGTGTTTTAATCCAGCCTAATACAACAACAACATACACTTTGGGCCTGACTCTTCAAGCAAGCAAGTTTATCCGTGTCTCTGCGTCATCTACCTCAGTAGGATTTCAGGCTTACGGAAGCGAGCAGTAACAGATGGCGATTCGTACCAACGGCGATACTGGGTACGTAGGAATCCCGCCACTTAACGTACCTGCTGCACCTACTTTTTCCAGCAATAATTACACTGCTGTTCTTGCCGATGTAGACAAGTTTCTTCGTCTTAGCAATGGAAGCACTGCGGGAACTTTTACTATTCCCCTTAATGCCACTGTGCCATTTCCGATTGGTTCACAACTAAACGTCACCCAATCAGGGTCAGGGCAGATTACTTTTACCCCAACTGCAGGAGTTACTGTCAATACTTCTTCAGGATTAAAACTTCGTACAACCTGGTCATCAGCAACGCTTGTAAAACTTGACACCGACGTATGGGTGGCTTTTGGCGATTTGAGCGCTTAACATGAGGATACTGGGCATTATTGCATCTGGTGTTCTCAAGAAGATTACCGATACTTTCACTCGCACGGTTTCTGGATCATTGGGAACTGCCAATACAGGGCAAGTGTGGACTGCTCTTCGTGGAACATGGTTTGCTAATGGGTCTGCAGCGCAAAGCAACAACACTGCAACCGATTACGCTATTGCTTCTATTTCTTTAAATGAAAGTGTCACTATTGATGTTGATACTACTGGAGGCTGTGGACCATCGTTTTGGATTACAGACTCTGGGTCTTGGTGGGGAGCGTTTCCTCACTATTCGTCTTCTAGCAGTACCGATTGCACTGGTGCTACAGCATATTGTTACTCAGCAGGTTGTACTCCTGCTAATAGTTGTGGAGCAATTTCAGAATCAACTGGATCAAGTTGTACAGGTCCCACGGTTTCTTGTTCAGACACCACAAACACATGCAGCCCTGGAGGTTGCGGAACAGTAAGTGTGTCTTCTATAGTTTACTCTAGTTTTTATGCAGAAAACGACACGCCTTGTTCAGATTTAACTAACGCCACAAGCGTTGCTTGTTCTTTCTGCGGTACTCTAGGAACACCTGGTAGTTGCTCCTCAACACCAGGACGTTATTGTTGTTTTTTTGCAGGATATACTGAATACACACGTACTCAAAATACAACTGTGACAACTTACACACGTTCTTCTGCTACTAATGAAACAACAACCACCTATACCTCTGCTGCTCGTATTATTAGTTCTGTATCAGGAACTGTGTCGACAAATTCAACAACTACATTGGCTACCAGTACAAGTAGTTACCCCAATATCGCCTCTATGCAGGTCAATACAAGTGGTACAACTATTACCGTTAAAGGGTACTCAAATGCTGGGCAAACAACGCAATTAGGAAGCACCATAACAAGCACACCTGCTTCACCAGTAAGGGGTACAAGTATTGGTATTATTAAGGCTCCGACAACTGGTAATCAAGGATCAACCCTTGATAACTTCAACGCTACAACATAGGAGAACCAATGTCTAGTCCATATGATAGGCCAGCCCGTCCTTGGGATTTTTTTAACAAAAATTTAGGAAGAGTTGAAACAGAAGTAGCAGAAGAAAGAATGAGTGTCTGTAAACAATGCCCTGAGTTGATTCAGACAATTAACCAATGTAAAGAATGCGGATGTTTAATGACAGCCAAAACAAAACTACCTAACGCCTCTTGTCCACTCGGCAAATGGGGCATCGTGAAAGTCTCATATAAGGAGGAAACAAAATGACCCCAACCCCACCACAAGAAATGCCACCTATTAAACTGGCTTTTATTTTGGATGAAAAAGTAGTTGACATTATCCATACTGATGAACGCTTTGCTGCAATTTGGCTTAGTAATCCTGTAGTAGTGGATGTAACCCCAGAAGAAGGACAAGAGATCCAGGTGCACCTAAACGATGGCTATGTAGATGGCCAGTTTGTTCACTCAACCGAAGAGTCCGCCCCTTAATACTTTTTTTCTAGTAACGATAGAGGATAATCCTGACCATGCGTGGTAATAAAGTACAAGGACGATTCAAGATCGACTTTGAAACAATGTCTATGGATGAGGGCATCGTTGATGAACTCCGTGACCCTGTAGGCACCAAAGTTGCTTGGTGGACTTGGGACCCCAATGCTTTGGCAGCGGACTACGAGACCTTTGTTGACCCAATTTACGATGTCTCCAGTGCAGAAGAAGGCCAAGGGCGCCGATGGAATGACCCCTTTGATCTGCCAGTCATTATGGCTCAACAACTTCGTTCTACCAACGTCATGAACGAACGTGGTTTTTATGTGACCGATACCTTGCGCCTAGTAATTGCAGTTGATGATTTAAATAGGCTTCTTCCTGATGTGGTCATAAACCCTACCCAGCATATAAAAGACAGAATTATCTTCCGCAATTTAGTCTTTGTTCCAACCCGTGTTTTACCTCGTGGACTTTATAAAGAGCGGTATTCTGTAGTCACTATAGACTGTAACCAGGTCAATGCCGAAGAACTCGTCAACGACCCTCAGTTCCAGGCGTATTCAAACTAGGAGACAATTGTGGATAATTTTGAAGTTGAGATTGACCCTTCGCTCTTTGAAGACGAAGATGTAGAATTAGAAGATCTTGATCTTGAAGATCTTTACGACGAGGATGAAGACTAACGTGGAAAACCACAGTTCTACAAAATTAAAAGCAGCACCACTAGCGTACCCAAACGGGGGAGGACTTAAAGCAATGGCAAGAGCACCTAAGTCCCAAAAGTTAGAAGTAGAGGCTTTGCAAAAAAAGCACGAAGTAGAACTAGCAAAATTAACAGAGAAACATGCTCAAACAAATAAACCAAAGCCACAGAAGGCGGTTAAAAAATGAGCATAAGCAATAGCCAATTTAAAAGCCTATTTAATACAGACACTCCTGCAGGAGAAGCGTTTGGACGGTTTAGAAGTTCAATGAGTGGTGCGCTTAAAATTATGGGCACAAACGCTCAGATGCAAAGCAAATCTATGGCCTCTTTACCTGGAGTGGGGAACATGACAAGCCCAACCATGGCAGGTAAAAATGGCTAAGACAGCGGCGTGGCAACGCAAAGAGGGACAGAACAAAGAAGGTGGGCTGAACGCCAAAGGTCGCGCTTCTGCTAAAAAAGAAGGCCATAACCTTAAGCCTCCTGTAAGCAAAGAGCAGGCAAAGAAGTCTCCCAAGTCTGCAGCACGTCGCAAGAGTTACTGTGCACGTTCTGCTGGACAGGCAAAAGATTTTCCAAAAGCAGCAAAAGATCCAAACAGTAGACTAAACAAAGCACGTAGAAAATGGGATTGCTAATGGCAACTAAGAAGACAGATCCATGTTGGGATGGCTACACTCAGGTAGGCATGAAGATGAAGAATGGCAAGAAAGTTCCAAATTGTGTCCCTGCAAAAGGAGTTGCAAAATCCAAACCTAAGAAGAAAGTGAGCAAGTAGATGTGTGCAGCATGTGGATGTGGTAAGAAAAAGGGCGAGCCAGGTTTTGGCAAGGGCCCAAAGTCAAAGAAGGCTTGTACTTGCGGTACTTGCAAGGCCTGTAAGGGAAAGAAGAAGTAATGTGTGCCACCTGTGGCTGCATGAAGCCTAAAGATAAACATGGGATGAAGACCCTTGCTTCTGCTAATAAGAAGTTTGCAAAAACCAAAAGTAAACCAACTAAAAAGAAGGACAAGAAGTAATGGCCAAGTCATCAAAACCTAAACCATTAACCCCTAAGCAGATAAAGATTGCTGGGGCTGCAAAACCTACAACCAAAATCACTGGCGCTGACTTTAAAGCACTTAAAAAGGGTAAAGTTCCTAAGATGGGTATGAAGCAAAAAAGGGGCATGTAGAAAAAAGAAGTAAGTAGTTAGGCCCCGAAAGGGGCCTTTCTTCTTTATCATTGCAGTATCAGGATCACATGCGTGCCCTGTGTAGTTCCCACTACTTGCGATAAAGGGGTTTATTATGGCTTGGAAGCCTTGGTATGAGCGTGCCGCTGAACTGAACGGTCGAGAAGACGTTGAAGAGTTCATGAAGGGCGTATACGTTAGCCAACCCAAAAGAAACAGTGCACTCTTTACTGGTCTTATCGCAGGCTACGTTGGTGGCAAAGTTGCTGCGAAGGCCATTAAAAAGAAGTGAATCAAAAAACTTTCGAATCAGCAATCCACAAAGCAAGCATTGACGCAACCCGAATGATGGGTGCCCACTTGCGTAATGAAGCACGCAAAAGTAACTGGCCCAGCGAAGTTGTACGCGGTATGGGAGTTGGCTACAAAAAGAGCCAAGGATTTTCAGCCCACGTCCACGAGAGCCACAAAGCAAAAGCCTTGGACCTAGAGTACGGAACCCCTGGAAACTCTCCAACAGCGACCATCCGCAGGTTTGCTAACCGCACAAATGAAGCAGAAAAATTTATTTCAAAACGTCTTTTCAAGTACGTGGAGAAATCATTATGACAATAAACTTTCTTCTCAGCGAAGATCAAGCGCTAAAAACCCTTCTGACAGGTATGACCGTTACTGACCAAAAGGCTGGTTCTACTCAAATAACTACTCGTCCTGTAAAGGTGTGGTTTGGCCAACCTGATCAAGAAATTACTACTCAGATGTACCCCTACATCACAATAGATATGATTGACATTGCTGAAGACGTTATGCGAGCCATGCGTGGAAAAGCGCAACCCCACTACATGGCTCCTCCACTAGGTGTGCAAAATGCAAACCAAGACGGAACTTGGGAAGTTGATTACCCAATCCCAGTAAATATTGATTATCAAATTACTGTGTATTCACGCCAACCACGGCATGATCGTTCAATCCTAGCGCAGTTACTAGGAACAAAGATTCCATTGCGGTTTGCCGTTTTGGATACAGATGATGGAACCTATCGTCGTCTGGATGTTTTGGATGTTTCAAAAAGAGACATTACAGAGTCGGGAAAGCGTTTATTTGTAAACGCTATTACCGTACGTGTTTCAAGCGAAGTACAGCCATCTGTATTTCGAGTATTTCATAAAGTGTCGCAAGTTAACCTTACAGGCACACTCGGAACCTTTACTCAAGGCAGTACAAGGTATCCGTTTGAGGCTGTTGAGTCGTTTACACTCCCAGAATAATTCGGAACCCCTTACCCAACTAGTTAGGAGAAAACAATGGCTTATAGCCGCCCAGGTGTTTACCTAAGTGAACGCCTACTTTCCGCCCCAGTCAATACGGGGGCAAATGCTGATGCAGCAGGTGCAGTTGTTGCGCCTTTTGCTGAAGGTCCAGAAATTGTGACTTTTGTTTCATCTTGGTACCAATTTGTAAACACCTTTGGTGGATACAACGCTTCTTACCCAGCAACATTTCAAGTGGGAGCATTCTTCTCAAACGGTGGACGCGAACTTTATGTTAAGCGCCTCCTTGCATCAGATGCAGGAAAGGCTGATGTAAATATTTTGACTTCAGCAAGTGCAGTTGTTGCTACAGTTGTCGCAAAAAACGCAGGAGTAGACGGAAACAACCTTCGTGTTAAAATCACTGCAGGATCTATTGCAAGTCACTACACCCTTTCAGTCTACAAAGAATCAGGTGTAGCAGGTGACCGCACCGACGATATTCTTTTAGAACGTTATGAGAACATCGTGTTTGATGACGAGACATCAACAAGTTTTGCAGAAACAGTAGTAAACCTTGTCTCTTCAACAATTGAAATTAGTTACAGCGGATCAGGCACTCCTGTAGCCAACACCTACCCCCTCACAGGAGGAGGAGACGGTTCAACTCCAGTTGCAGCAGATTACCTTGACTACAAGGGATCAGATGTTTCTGTGTTTGAAGACTTCTCTACAATTAACCGCCCTCTTGTGTTCTTTTTACCAGCAGTGCACTCACTTGCTTCTAACGTTCCTGGAGTTATTGATGCTGCAACTTCTTGGGCAGAAAGCAACGAAGGATTTGTTGTAATTGATACAGCACCTAATAGAACTGTTGCTCAAGCAATCTCATTTGCTGGAAGCCTTACAGATTCAAGCCACGGCGCTGTTTATTACCCTAACCTTCTTATTGCAGATCCAATTGGACGTTCTTCAAGTGCTCTTCGTAAGATTGGTCCTTCAGGTTCAATAGCAGGTTTGTACCTTGATACTGATGCTAAGACAGGTGTGTTTAAGGCTCCTGCAGGACTTTCTATGGCAGTCCGTGGCGTCGTTTCAGTTGAAAAGGGATTTACCTCAACAGAACTTGACACAATGAACTCAAGCACATCCCCTGTAAACCCAATCCGTGCAGTGCCTGGAGCAGGTTTAGTTGTTATGGGTGCTCGTACACTGATGCAAGACGGTACAGCAAACAAGTATGTCAACATGCGTCGTTCTTTAATTTACATCCGAAAGACGCTAAAGAACATTACTGAATTCGCTATCTTTGAAAACAACGATGAGCGTCTTTGGGCACAGATCACTACTGTGGTCGCTGTGTTCCTAAACCAATACCGCAATCAAGGCGGTCTTCGTGGTGCTACCCCTGCCCAGGCTTTCTTTGTAAAGTGTGATGCAGAAAATAACACCGCTGTACAGATCCAAAATGGTGAAGTACACATTCAAGTCGGTGTTGCTCTTCAATACCCTGCAGAGTTCATCGTCATTGACCTCAGCCAAAAGTCAATTAACTAACCCCGAAGGAGAAATTACAAATGGCTTTTATCAATAACAGAGGATCTATGGAAACAGATCCTCTACGTAACTTCCGATTCTTGGTTACGTTTAATCCGCAAGACTCTACTAACAGTACTATTGCAGCCCTCAAGTCTGTAAAGTTTGGGTTTACATCTGTATCAGGTCTTTCTATTGCTACAGACTCTATTCCTTACCGTGAAGGTGGATATAACACAACCGTACACCAGATTCCTGGTCAGTCAACGTTTACCCCAATTACACTACAACGTGGTGTAATGCTTGGTGCAAACGCTGATCGTCACTGGAAGTGGATGCGTAACATCTTCTCAACAATGAACGCTGGAGGAACTCTCCGTACTGTTGGACAAAACTTCCGTTGCGATCTTGACATCCAAGTACTGGCACACCCAACCCCTGCTGCAGGTGAAGAAGACGGTACGGCAACTACCGTTAAAGACACTGCAGGAAAAGATGTTACAAAGACAAACAACTCTACTGATACTGTTGGAATGCGTTTTAAAGTTTACAACGCATGGCCAACTGCAATTGCTTACTCAGATCTAAATGCTGGAGATAACGCTCTTCTTGTTGAGCAGATGACTCTAATTCATGAAGGATTTGACATCTCAATTGGAACAACCATTGGCACAGACGCCACAGCAATCCCTGCAACCTAAAAAAGGAATAAAATGACGAATACAATTAGTTCAGCGAATAACCCCGCATTGGCAAACAACCTGATTCAACAGGCTCTTCAAGAACAACCTAAGTCTATAGATGGTGACGTAAAAATTACTTCTCCTTCAGACACCTTGGTGATCCTCCCTGGCGGCTACATTAATGACGCTGGGGAGGTCATCACGGAGGCAGAGGTTAGAGAATTAAACGGCTCTGATGAAGAAGCAATTTCTAAAGCAACTACAATTGGAAAAGCAATGCTTACCGTCCTCAATCGCGGCACTGTAAGTGTTGGTCGTGAAAAGGCTACAGAAGAACTCTTAGACAGCATGTTGGCAGGAGACAGAGACGCTCTTGTCATTGGGATCATTAAAGCCACATTTGGTTCAACAACTACAATCCCCGCGTATTGCACAGGGTGTTCTGTTGTTAAAGAAGTAAGTGTTGATCTAAACACCGACATCAAAAGCAAGGTGTTAACAGATCCAATTAATGAAACTATTTTTATGGTAGAAGGAAAGAACACAGTAATTAAAGTTCAACTTCCTACAGGAGTAGCACAAAGAGAACTCATTAACAATGCGGACAAAACACCAGCAGAACTTAGTACCGTTCTTCTTGAAAAGACTATTTTAGAGATTAACGACATGCCAGTAGTTAGCAAACTACAGGTTCAAAAATTGAGCCTTGCAGATCGCCGCTTAGTAAGCGCCGAAATTATGAAACGTGTTCCAGGGCCAAAGTTAGAAGATGTTTCGGTTACTTGCCCCGATTGTGAGAGCGAGGTACGGGTTCCAATTAATTTTGGCAACTTGTTTCGCTTTTAACTTTAACTCGTACAACCTCCTTATAAGAGAGTGGTCAACCTTGACTCATTCGTTTAAAGGGTGGACATTATCAGAGATACAAAAGTTATCTCCAAGAGAAAGAAAAAACTGGATAGAAATAGCCAGGGTAACGTCTAGAAGGGACTAGCATGGCTAACGAGATGGTTAATAACCTTCAAGGCCTGACCGACGGCGTTGACACCTTAACTAAAAAAGTTAATGAACTCTATGAGGCTGTTGCACGTGTAAAAGGTGTTGCAGCATCTGCTATTACCGATGTCCGTGGTTCCATCCAATCAATGGGTGGTCAGTACGGGCTCGGTAATAGTGGAAACTCCCAGATGCCATCAATGGCAGGTTTCTCGTACCCTGTTGCCCAAGGATCCAATGGACAAAACTTCTTAGAAAACTCTATGGCAGATTTTTCTGGACAGCACCAAGGATCAGAACGACGCGTTGCACACGCTCAAGCACTGAGCACCGTCAGCCCACAAGGTGGCGGTGGTCAAAACGTGGAGTTTGCGGGAATTTCGTTGGGTATTTCTCCCCTTGAGGCTGCGTATCGCGGAGGACTTGGTGCAATAAAGACAGCCGCTGCACTGGCCGTACAATCAATGGGGCAAATGCCTGATACTGCGCTCACTATACAAAGAGACATCGGTTACTACCAAGCAGCCCTTCGTGCACCTGGTATTAGTAGAGGAGATCTGCAACGATCTACTTTAAAGGCAATGGGTCATGGAGGACTTTCAAGCGTTGGTGCAGATGGAATGGTTGCACCGCTTCTTGCAAGTGCTGGTTATATTCCAGGAAGTGCAAGTTTTAAACAAGCAGCCTCTGAAGTTGGTGGAGCGTTTAGGTATTTAGGAATGGAAAACGCTCCAGCAGCACAAGCAATTGCTGGACTTCACTCTGGACAAAGCGGGGCTAACCTCTATCAATATGGCATTGACACTTACGACGCTGCTTCAGGAGAACAAAAGTCAACAGGACAAATTGCTAAAGAACTTTTTAACCAAATGTTTCAAAAGGGCGCTACTGAAAAAGATGTACAAAACGCACTCCTTATGGGTAACGCAGGTGCCAACTTAAAAACTATGGGATTTACTGATGCGCAACAAGCAATCTTTTCACAGATGTTTATTGATATTGCAGGTGGAAGAGATCCAGATCTTGCTAAAGCAGAGTCAGTAGGAGATAACAAAAATACATCACTTGACGCAGTTGGAATAATGAATGAGTCTGAAACTGAACTAATGCAAGCAGCAACTGGGTCGATGGTTGCGGGGTTCCACGACGCCGCCGTACAAATTAATATTTTAAACGAAGCACTTGAACTGACTGCTCCAGCATTAGGGCGATTGAAGGGTTATGCAGACGGTTACTACGGGTCAAACATTGGTAGGGGAATTATGGATGCAGCGCCTATCTTTGCCGCCGCTGCTGCAGACTTTATGACGGCTGCATCACTTCTGGTGCCTGGTGGAGGTTCTTCAGGTTACGGTGCTCGCGGTCTTGGTGGAGCATCCTCTGGTTACGGTGCTGCAATTGGCGGAGGCGCACCTGTTAATGGCGCAATAAGTGCAGGCTTTGGAGAAAAAAATAACAGCGGAATTTGGTCCTCTACTAACGGCACTCACACAGGTGTTGATTATGCAGTACCAGTTGGAACTCCAGTAAAGAGTTATATGGACGGTGTTGTTTCCAGTATCAGCCCTGGCGCAGACTACGGAACAGCCGTAGTTATTGATCACGCAAATGGTTACCAAACATTGTACGGACACTTAAGTTCCCGCGATGTACAACTTGGCGCAAGCGTTTCTGCTGGACAAATAATTGGTAAATCTGGAAAATCTGGTAACACTACAGGCCCTCACCTTCACTACGAAGTGCGTAGAGGAAAGAACAACCCTGTTAACCCTAGCGAGTTAAGCGGCGCTGCTCGTTCAAACTCTCCAGCAAAATTGTCTACCACAATGGCAAGTCTAGGAACTCAAGGACTTCTTTCTTTGAACCAAGCATTTGCTTGGTATGATTCTAACGATAGTCAAAGTTCTACATCTCCAACTGGATCCCCTACAGGAAAGCCTCACGAAGTTGCAAAAGAAATGCGGGATTGGCTTGTTACACAAGGTTTAAGTCCTAATGGTGCTTTTGGCGTTGTAGCAAACCTTATGGCCGAGTCTAATATGCGTACTAATGCACTTGGTGACAAAGGCACTTCCTATGGAATTGCTCAATGGCACAAAGGTCGTTGGGATAACTTAAAAAAGTTTTCTGCAGAACAAGGGTTAGATCCATCAACCTTAGAAGCACAAAAAATGTTCTTAATGAAAGAGTTAAACCACAAAGGTTACAAAGATTTAATGGGGATTTTAACAAACCCAGAGGCAAGCAGGTACGACGCAACAGCGGCGTTTATGAGAATCTTTGAGCGACCAAAAGATCAATCTGATGAGGCCGCTACTAAAAGATTTAATCGAGGTTTAGGTGCGCTAGAAATACCTGGCGGTGGAGGTTCATCTGGGTTTGGCGCTTCAATTGCAGCCGCAGCGGTAGGGCCACAAGGCAATACAACTATTAATATTACCCTTAAAATTGACAAGGCTTCAGATGAAGAAGCGGCTCGTTTTGCTAAAAAAGTAAAAGAGTACCTGCACAACGATTCGACAATTTCAGCGATGGGAAGTAGATAATGGCAACACAGGCTGATGCCTACGATGACGCAGTAACAGCGGACAAAAATGACACTAAGGCTCAAACACAACACGACCGCGAGGTTGAAAGAAAAAAGACTAATGAAAGAATTAAAAAACTTGACACTGAAATTTTTGTATATCAGAAAAAAGTTGAATCTCTCACTGGTCTAATTACTGCTGAAACAAACACGTTAACAGCACTTAAATTTATGGTAACTTCGTACAACTCCGATCATCCAATTCCACGGTCATATGAAGAGGGTGTTGAGTTTGACAGGCGAGTACGCGCTGTTAATGCCCAACAAAAAATTTTAGATTCTGCTATTGCAAGCCTTAAAAAGACACAAGAATTAAAGAAAGCCGCTGAAATCAAAAGAAGTCAAGAAAAGGCAAAACTTCGATTGCCATCAGGACACGGCTCTTCTTGGAGCGGTCCGCCAGTAGTTACAAAACCTGACGACAAAAATGACACCACACCTTATGTACCTCCTAAAGGTACGGAAGACGGCACAGAAGAAGTGGCCCCACCAGTACAGATGACAGTAGGCAAATATAAGTACAACGCCCCTATGGTAAAAGAAGCATACTTTTCTTTTAGTGGTATTCAGGATAAGTTACAATCTGGAACAACTATGGATCGTTTTAAATTTACAGATGCAAACAATGCTTGGAAAGGTGTGGTTGGAGGCATTGGAACTATTCAAATGAATTACGAATTTGCCCAGATGATGGCTCCAACTAAAATTGCAGAATCCGACAGAGCAGCGGCTGCGAAAAAAGCAAAAGATAAAACGTATAGGAAATTTGACAATAACTTATATGGATTTAGATTTTTGTACAACCCAACCTCTGTAGGTTTAGCCTGGGGCCAAGTGAGCCAAACCGTTCCTTCTTTTGAGGCAAGTGGAGCCGATAAGTCTTTTCCAATGTCTGTCGGTCTTATGGCTAGTACCGTTTCGTTTAGTCTTATGTTAAATCGTATTGAAGATTTTAACAATATAGATGAAAATGGAAAATACACAAGTCCAGGTGATAAAAAATTAACAGACACACTAAATAACCCAAATCCAATGAATACAGTTTTAGGCGCATATCCAACGCCCGTAAGTGAAGAAGACCGAAAAATGATTTACGAACGTGGAACTATGTACGACCTTGAATATCTGTTTCGCACAATTATGGGTCCAAACGGTGATTTTAGGTCTAATATAAACGGAATGACAGCGGATAGAGGTTGGATCCGTCCAACCGTTGTAGAACTACACCTTGGTGCAGGTATGCGATACAAAGTTCAAATTCAAGAACTTTCAATAAACCACGCTGTCTTTAACTCTCGAATGGTACCGATACTGTCAACAGTAAATATGACTGTTCGACGATTTAACGACTTTCCTAAACCAAAAGACACGTAGAGGATGTTATGACTATTTTTTATGACAGCAGATACGCTGAAGATGGAAGTGTTCGCTTTACTGCTTATGATGCTCGTGATGGTAAGTACAAAAAAACTGTTTTTCGTCAATGGCCTTCTTACAGTACTCCTTTTACTTATCACACCTGGGTAGAAACAGACCGCATTGATCTTGTGGCTTTAGAATACATGGGGCGTGCGGATTTATGGTGGAATCTTATGGATATAAATCCAGACATTCTTGACCCATTTAATATTTCAATAGGAACAAAGATTAGGATTCCTCGTGATTAGACAAACCCAAAACAGAATAACCTCATCTATTTCAGTAACGTATCCAGATTTTCCAAGTTTTAATGTTCCTGTTTACAACTTTAAACTTCATCAAGAGGTTGGAAAACACGACGTTGTGGAACTTAGGTACGCTCAAGGAAGAGACTTTTATTTTAAAGCCTTAAAAACTGGAACTCCAGTTTCAATTATATGGAACAACGATAAAACAAAAGGAAAGTTTTTTGGCTACGTTCACAGCGTTTCTATGCGTTCAAGTCAGGCTTTAGAAAACTTTGTTGTAATTACAGTTGTTGGTGCTTCTTTTCCTTTGAAAGAGGGCGGATCTAAAATATGGGTAAATAAAACTGCATCTGAAATTGCAATTGAAATTGCAAAAAAGTTTAGACTAAAACCAGTAGTTACAAATCACCCATTACGTTTTAGTCAACAATCTTTGTCGGGCCATACTTATTGGGAAAAATTACAAGAACTTGCTTCAAAAGTAGGTTATGTTTGTCAAGTACACGGTACAGAGTTACATTTTCATCCTTTAGATATTATGATTAATAAACATATGTCTGCTATTCCAATTCTTTCTATAAACAATAACTACACTACACAGTACAATAACCCTGATTCACAAACATTAGACCTTTTTGTACCAAAAATTGGAGATCATTTTGATACAGACTCAAATTCTAGAAATTATAAAACTATAAATGGTATTGATCCTGTAACTGGAAAACAATACTCAAGTACTTCCTCTGCAACTAAAACGGGTAAACAACTACGCAACAAAACAAAAGATCCACTTTTTTCTGAAACTTTACCAACAACAAACTCTGGAAATAAAAATGCTGCCGAATTGATTGCAAAAGCCAAAGCAGAACTATCTAGATTTTCTATGGAGGCTCAAGGGAACGGGCAAGGGGACCCACGTATGGCTCCCTACAGAACTGTCCATGTCTCTGGAACTAAAGGAAACTCAGATGGTTTTTGGGTTATTAAAAAGGTAATTCATTTTGTTAGTTTTGATGGTCGTTACAGCGTTGAGTTTACTTGCATGACAGATGGTACGCATGGAAACAAAGCCAGCAGTATGAGACCAAGCAAGGCGGCGTTAATTCCAACCATGGACCTATCGGATGAAGGGACAGGGACCACAACCAGAGCAAGTTATACTAAACTAACAGCACAAGCAGCCATGATTTCTCAAACAGACTCTGGGTTTAACGTAACTCCAAGAAGGTGGGTAAACAGATGAACACACAATCGGCAATTTCTTTACCCTTTTCACTTGACTCTTTTGGAAATATTGCCAAAGCAGAGACGCCACAAAAATTTTGGGGAGATCGGGTTAGGTCGGTTATTGGAACCGCTCTTCGAGAGCGCGTAATGCAGCCAGACTTTGGTACTAACATTCCTTTTACTATATTTAATAACCAAGATATCGCAAGCGTAGAAATACAAAACACTATAGAACAAGCATTTCCTGAATGGCTTTCGGCGTTAGAACTGGGGGATGTTACAGTAACACCTGACGATGTTTCAGGAGAGATAAAGGTTCTAATAACCTATTCGCTTCCAGACAAAAAAGAAGTAAACACGGAAATAGGATTTTTAATCATAGATTCAACTAACCCATTTTATGAGGAGATCTCATCATGACATCTGCAGCATCGTCAATTCCAATTTCAGTAGACTACACAAGTAAAGATTTTTACTCAATTAGAGAAGATCTAATTGCACGTGTTAAGGCTCGCATACCCGATTGGACTGGGGACGACGCCGCTGATTTTGGCGTAGCGTTAATAGAGGCATTTGCTTATCTTGGCGATCTAATGGCGTATTACATTGATCGTACGGCTAACGAGGCATTTATTGGAACCGCTACTCAAAGACGTAGCGTTTTAAATCTTGCTCAAACTTTTGGTTATTCCCCAGCAGGTTACAGTCAAAGTACAACTACTTTAACTTTTTCAAACAGTTCTACAACAAATGTAACAATACCAGACGGCACTATTGTCTCTGGAGAAATAAAGATTGGTGATACCGTTCAAACAGTAATGTTTACAACATCAGGTGATGCGTACATTTACGCTCAAGAAGATGGTATTCCAGGTACTGCCACTGTCTTAGGTTTACATGGTCGGTCAGTAGTGCATGTTGCAGACAACGCAACTAGCGACGGAGAATTAATTGGTACGTCAGCAGGAATACCTAATATGTTGTTTGAACTTGGGGAAGTACCTGTTATCAATGGAAGTATCGAAATCTATGTGCAAGAAGGAACTGAGTTTGTTAAATGGGAAGGTGTACAGCACCTCTTTGATTACGGCCCAAATGATTTAGTGTTTTCATCTTTTACTGACGAAGACGACATTGTTTACGTAAATTTTGGAGACGGAGTATCGGGTTCAATTCCTACCCTGTATTCAGAAATACGTGCAAAGTACACTATTGGTGGCGGAAATATTGGAAACGTAAAAGTAAACGTTTTAAACGAAATTGTTTACATACCAGGATTAAGTGATGCCGAAACAACAGCAATTCAATCAAGCATTACAGTAACAAACTCTGCTGTAGGTGTTGGAGGGTCTAGCCCTGAATCAACAGAGCAGATCCGTTTTAATGCGCCATTAAATCTACGGGCAAATAATAGAGCGGTTACTTTACAAGATTATGCAGATTTAGCATTAGGAGTTCCAACAAGTGGAAACGGAGTATCTAAAGCAAACGCAACTGCAGACGTTTGGACTTCCGTTACCTTGTACATCGCACCAAACGTAGATGCGGATGACCAAGACTTGGCTCCTGGGTTAGATTCAGAAGGAGAACCTACAATTGGATGGCTTAATTTAAAAGAAGACTTAGAAGACTTTTTAAATGGGTCACCTGAAACAAGTAAATTACTAATAGGTACAACTGTAACTGTTGCACCCCCAACATACGTTGATGCGATAATCAGTATTTTATTTGAAAAACAAAGACAATATACTGCTACTGAAGTTACTGCCAATATTAAAAGAAAACTTTTAGACGTTTATGGTTATTCAGGAATGTTTTTTGAACAGACCATACCCCCACAACACATTGAAGCAACTTTGCAAACTGCTAGGGGCGTAAAAAATGTTCGTGTGGTAGACCTTCACCGCGAAGGAGGATCAGGGGTATTGACCTTAGAAGGTTTGCCAGGAGAAATATTTCGTTTTCAAGAAGCAAACGTAAACATTGGCGCTGTGTAGTGGATGACTCTAAAAAGTTTACTGGAATATACAGAGCCACTGTTAGGGACAATAAAGACCCTGAAAACCTTCGTAGGTTAAGGCTTCAAGTACAAACTACTGGAAACGAAGTTACAGGGTGGGTTTGGCCTTCCGAACCTTCCAGTATCCACACAGAGCCCCCCGTAATTGGTCAAGGTGTTTGGGTTATCTATATTGGTGGGGATCCTGACTACCCTATGTGGCTTGGGGTTTTTGGAAAAAATCAAGGGGATAACAAACAGATTTATGTAAAACCATTACAAAACTCAATAGTTATTACTGCTCTAACTCCGTATTTAAAAATAAATGCAATGCCTGATGGAACTATGGAAGTTGACCTGACTGACACTCTCCTATTAATGGCAAACAAACTTAAAAATCACGAAGAGCGCATCACATCTTTAGAGTCACAAATGCCTGGAAAAGCAGCAATTGGACATACCCACGGGGTTTAGCAAGTAATTAAAGCGTAAACCAACGAAAATAGAGCATTACGGTTTGAAAGGAAGTCACACATGGGTTATCCAGGCACCCCACCAGCAAATTTGTTAATTGATAAAATTGACTTTACTGACACAGTTGTGGCAGAGCACATCAACACTCTTCAAACTGAAGTTCTTGCACTTGAAGTAAACTTGGGAACCTATATCAGTACAAGCAGTGACTGGAACGGTGAGTTTGATCAAACAGTGACCGTTTGGAACTCGTTAAAAGACCGTTTAGAAAACATTGAATTTGGTTTAGGCGAAGTTTATGCTAACTACGTCCAGGCTGATGGCGGAAGCACGATCCAAAGTACCGCCACTACCTCTACTAGCCTAATAGTTAAGGCAGTTAGTAGCCAAACAGCCTCACTCGTTGAGTTTCAAACATCTGCTGGAACAGTGGTTTCTAAAGTGGACGCTGCTGGAAACTTGTACACAAGTGGTAAGCAAGTAGTACCCGTAGTCTACGCGTCTACTCAGCCATCTTCTGTTCCCGCTGGAACAATTTGGGTTAACTCTACCTCTACCCCTGGAGTTATTGCTGAGGCTGCTACTGTCCCTGCAGGCGGTACAACTGGTCAAGTTTTAGCAAAAAGTTCTGGAACCAACTATGCAACAACTTGGTCTTCTGATATTCCAGGCAATGCTGCCACTGCTACAAAATTAGCCACTGCAAGAACTATTAACGGAACATCTTTTGATGGCTCTGCAAATGTTTCTATCTCAGTACCTGTTGACTCAGTAACTGACCTTCTTAGTCCCTTTCTTTTAGGAGGAATGTAATGGCTTATAAATCAGCGCAAGTTTATACAGGATCAGAATGGGTTGATTTAGCAGTTTCTGTTGCAGGATCTAGTCAACGAGGTATTCAAACAGTCTCAGGAACGTCGTACACCTTGGCAGAAGCAGACGCTGGAAAAGAAGTTGTTTTTACAAGCGGATCTGCTGTAACGGTAACAGTACCTGCAGAAACTACTTACAACTTTACAATTGGTCAAACCTTTGTTCTTTTTCAAAAAGGATCAGGCGCAGTATCAGTTACTGCTGCTGTTGGAGTAACCTTGAGGTCTAGATCAAGTTACGTAAAGATCTCAGGACAATACGCTGAAGTTTCACTCATTAAAATCGCTGCTAATGAATGGGCACTTACAGGCGATCTTGCTGCATCATAAGGAGTAGTAACAAATGGCTAAATACGGCAATTTTATCTATAGTACAAACACGTACGGTGATGCACCAAAACTTTCTTACTCTGTTGAACCAATGCGTTCAACTGTTGTCTCGTTTACAGAAGTTGCGGTAACTTGGCAAGATCCTGCTGGAGAATTTACTAGGATTAGATTAACCAGAAATCAAAATGGTTTTTCTGAAAATTCTGAAGACGGGGTTATTGTATGGGAAAAGTATGCAACAGAAGGAACAGTTTTTAAACAAGAGTTTGATGATGGGTTTGAAAACCCTGATTCAATTCCTTTAATGTCAGGTAAACAGGTTTACTACACTATGTGGTTGTTTACTGATCAAAATATTTGGGTAAAAGCAGGTGAAGTTAATGATCTAATTCCAAGTAACCATGAGACTCAAAAAAAGTTGTTAGATATACTTCCTAGAGTTTATACAAGCGACGAGCAAAGCCCACTTGGAACTGTAAACACAGACTCTGATTTAGCATTATTTTTAGATGGGTTTTCTTTTACGCACGAACAATTGTTAACCTATGCAGACGCAATGTTGCCGCAACGGTCACAAGATGAAATTCCTTTTTCACTGCTACGAAATCAAACACGTGCGTTAGGTTTACCTTCAGAATCAGGAATACCAATTAAAAATCAAAAAGTACTTGTTAGAGAAGCATTGTTTTTGTACAAAAATAAAGGAATCCCAATTGGATTGTCCACGTACGTAGAGTCACTAACAAGTTATGCACCAGTTATCACTGTGTCCACAAATCTTATGCTTACTTTTCAAGACTCTACTTTTTACAGAGGAGTAGGAAACTGGGTATCTTCAACCGCAACTTTATCTTCTTCAATAGAGCAGGTTCCTGAACCACATGTGAACGCTGTAGATACTACGCATGCTTGTAAAATTGTAGGTAGTTCTGGTGCTGGCAAAATGGTAAATGGAACTACAAACCCGATTCGCAGAGGAGTTCCAGTAAAAGAAGACACAGATTACGTTGTCTCCTTACAGAAAAAATCTCCTGGAAGTGATGGCACTATTGGAATTGTGATTAAATGGTTTAATATAAAAGGCGTATTAATTTCAACCAGTACTTCAACTCCAGCAACTGCGGGATCTGTTTGGAGTAGAAGTGACTTTGCTGTTACTTCTCCGTTATTGTCGGCTTATGCTTCCCTAGAGATTAGTTACTCTGCATCAGGCACCTACTACATTGACCAAATATGTTTTCAACCAGGAACAGTTGCTGCGTTTGATGAGGCACGAGCAGTCGACGTATTTCTTACCCCTAATAAAACTAATTTTGTTTTAAATCCTTCATTTGAAGAGGATGCAACTAACTGGACTTTAACTGATGGAACATTGACAAGAGATCCAAATATCCCAGACGATGCCCATACTGGCGCATACTCTGCAAAAATCTCAGGTACAGATTGGGTTTTAGAAGCAAACCCTTTGACAATTGAAGATGGGTTAGTTCCAGGAAAGTATTACACCTTGTCTGCGTACGTAAACTCTGACGTTGACGTTACAGTCACAATAACGTCTGGGACATCAGTCACTTACTCGACGTTTCCCTCAACTGAGGGTGAGTGGCAACGTTGTTACGTCAGCAAAGTACTTCCTAACGACTTGACAGACATAACAGTAACCCCATCATTTTCTATTCAAGGAACTTCTACTAGTGTGTTTATTGACTGTGTTCAATTTGAAAAAGGAGGGGTTGCTGTGTATGGCCCCTCAGTAAACCCTGCTACAGACCTTGAAGAATTTGGCGTTATTGGGTTAAAAGGCACAGAGTATTTTGACGGAGATCTTCCTGTAGACATCGGGGCTTTTTGGGAAGGAACACCAAGCGCATCGTTTACCCACATGTACTACAACAAGCCAACCAAAATTGCACGATTGGCAGACACCCTAATTTCTTGGCTTCCAATGAACTCTGTGTGGAGAATTAGAAGCCTAGAAGAAGTTGAGTACACAAGCAACCAGGTGTAGTATCTGGGTCATGACTGACCTACTTATATCGATAATCATTGCAGGAGCCGCTGTTGGATATTTGGTTGAGTTTATAAACTTAATCACAATAGATTTTTTTGGAATCTCTGTTTTAAACAAATTCCTCACATTACCGTTAAATACTGGTGCCCTATATTTGTTGGGTGTAGACGACATTAAATTATTAGTCGTTGTACCTGCTGCCACATTAGTTTCAATACTTATCAGTAAGTACTTGAATAAGCCTACCGTTACAAGAGTCCCTCGTTTAGGGGGCTTGTAATGAAGAAGATTATTCTTGTAAGTTTTAACGCGGAAGTTGATGTAACAAAAGCCATAAAAGAGTTACAGGTTAAGTACCCAGGATCAGAATTTTTAATACCAATCCTTGAGTATGGGATGTTTGCAAAGTCAGCGATGCACGCAGTTTTGGGCACTGGAAATTATCAACTCTTTTTCTCAGAAGAGGCTGGATATGACGAGTATGCCAGCGACCACGACGACGTAACTTTTTGCACAAACCCAATAAAGGAAGTAATAAGGAAAGTAAATGTTGGGGACGTATTAGGAGTTGTTTGGGATGACAGCGACGAAATTCACACAGTCCTGCACTCACTTGAAGACTACGGGTTAGACACGTGGGACATTAGTGACGGACTTGATCTGATTGAGATTGACTATGAAGACGATGATTTTAGGACAGAAGACCTTCACGTGGTAATGGTCAACAGTCTGGCGCTATTTGCTGAGAGCATCACTGCCTATGTAACCTCTGCGGTTATGGACATCTTGACTGAGACTATACGTGAACGCTTAGAGGAGGACAGGGACTCAAAAGACATCTCACCTTTTGACGACAGCCCATGATGCCTCCAGAGGCGTATTCTTCCAATTTAACCGATTTTCAGTTCCGACTCTTGGCCACCATATGCCATTTAGCGGGCTCTGAAGGCCGTTTAGAGACCACAAATACCTTGTTGGGTACTCAGACTGGCAACGTGACCGAGAAGACGGTCCGTAGAGGCCTCCTAGCCTTGGAAGAGGCTGGGTTTATTAAGAGATCTAAGACCAAAAGAGCCAATGGATACCATGGCAAAGATGTGCTGGACATTACAAGCCCAAGTGGGCCTGCAGAAGCCCAAGAGATTGGGGCCTCAAATGTCCACACCTCACGTGACTATAAGTTACGTAGCCATATAGCCAATAAGCCATTAGTACCTAATAGCCAAGATAGTAATCAATTAAAAGATATTAGAAACGTAACCGTTTCAATGAAAGAGATAAAGGTTCCTATGAGAAGATACGAGGATGACAGTGACAATCTTGCAGGTTTCGGACTTGTTGAGGAAAGGGATGCTCCGCAGACTAGGGTTCGTAAAAACGACCCCAAGACCCGTGGAAAGCGACCAGAGCACGAGTGGACTCCAATGGACGTCGCTGCTGAATTCTCATATCGAGTTGGTAAACGCTACCCGCTCCTGCCAGGAACCGTTAACGTGCGACAGTTGTCGGGGGCACTCAGCAAGTTCCGCAAGCAATACCAAACCACAGCCTTAATCGAACTTGAGTTGCTTCGCTTGTTTTTGGCGGATGAAAGAAATTTTGAGCAGATCGGTGATGAGGCTCCTTTCCTTTACAAAAAGTATTTAGCCTCATTTGGCAAGAAGATGAATCAGGCTCGTGAAAATCTTGGTTTGACAAAGGTAAACGCACCAGTAGACACTTCGGTCAAGACAGGCACTCTCACAGCCAGCGACGGTCGTGTGTTCCAGAATTCGCTCTCTGGTCGTGCACAATTAGAGCGTTATGAAAAACGAATAGGAGCAACTCAATGATTTTAGATACAGGAATACTCCTTGCAATTATGATCGCACTTGCTGGTTCAGGTACTCTGATCTTGATATTTATGCGCGATAACATGGAACTACGTAATACTATAAAACACCTACAGGAGAAAGAGAAGAACAATGGCTAAGAAGTACACATTTAAAGTTGAAGCATCAATTTCAGTAGACCCTTCAGAAAAAGCATCAGCGTGGTTAACAAAGTTCTCAATTATCGGTGACGATAGTGTCACTGTAGTTCGTGAGAGCATTTCAGCATGGAAGAACGCCAGTGCTGCCAAGCGTTGGATTAAAGCACAGGTATTGGCACACACCCCACGTAAGTCAGTAAAGATGGTTGCTGGAGAAACTCTTGACGTTAAGGGTAAGCCAGTTTCTTTTACAGGGGAACTTTTTTACAAAGCATAGAACACAATTGGGGGAAACATGTACGACATAAATGGGTTGTCGTCGTTAAAACGGCATTGGTTAACACGTACTTCGAATATTCCGCGTAGGTTCTTTGGTTTAGAGCCACAGGACATAATTGATCGTGCAGGTTATTTTCCAGAAGAAGTATCGACTTGGATTGATGATGCTTCTAAAGGTCACGTTATAAAGCAAATTGGTAACATTGGCATTAACGGTGTTGGGCTTCTCTTTGACGGGGGGCCAGGCATCGGAAAAACAACGCACGCCGTTGTTGCTGCTATGGAGTTTCTACGTCAGTTACCTGATTACGACGCAGAGGCATGCAAGGTCTTGGGAACTAATCCTAAAGATTACGGTTTAAATTTTAAGCCAATTTACTACATGACATATCCCGAATTCTTGTCTCGTAAGAAGGCTACTTTTGATGCTGTTCCCGAAGACAAGCGAGAGGCTATGTACGAACTAGACGGTTTTCATGGTCGTTCTAAGTTTGACTGGCTTAACGTACGTGTCCTTGTTATCGATGATCTTGGTAAAGAGTACGGATCTGAGTACAACGACTCTTCTTTTGATGAGATTTTGCGTTTAAGATACGACAAGGCTTTGCCCACAATTGTTACTACAAATGTTAGACTTGAGAATTGGGAAGCAGTGTACAAAGAAGCAATGGCATCTTTTGCTAACGAAGCCTTTGTGCGGGTTCCTATAGTCGGGTCGGATCTGCGAGCAGCGCAATGAAAAGGAAGAATATGGAAAGTCCATGGAGAACTGTTCAACTGTTTCTTTCTTCTCAAGGTGCTGGAATTTTTGAAGTTGAAGTTGATACTGACACAAAAAGTACTCGATGCAGTTGCCCTGTTTGGAAGAAGTTGTTTTCTTGTAAACACACTATTTTTGTCAATACAAAGATGAAGTTAAACCAAGGGCATTACTCCATATCAGTCCCTAATGAGGTACCTGAGAGCGTCGCTGTTGAAGCAAACGAGGATCCTAAGAAGTTTAGAGACTTCGTGGTAAGGTACGCTAAAGTTGAAGTGCTATGAAAAACGGGGACATTTCAAACGTCTCCTCACCGCAAATTGTGTGTGTGACAGATCTTGTTATTGGACTTGCAGAAGTAGAGACTAAAACATTTTTATCTAAAAAAATTTCCTTTAAAATAGGAAAGATAGATGCGCAAAACGCAAACAAGTTGTGGATTATGTCTAACAAATACGAGATATCACTTGAACTTGCTGGTTTTGAATCCGAAGGTTGGACTGAGGAATTGTTAGACAAGGCGTTTGACACGCTTGAACGACGGGTAGTTAATCCATTTAATTATTGGCAACTTTACGAAGATGTTGATGAGTTAATTGTTGGGTTACCGTACCGTCCTAATTTAAAAGCAGTACTAGATATCCCTAACAGAGTTGCACGATACGGCTCTGCTGGTGTACAAATAGACAACATCTAATCCCTTGAGGGAGGGCACATGGCGGCAGATAACGAAGCGCGGTTAGTCAGTAAAGTTATCCGTGACCGCGAAATCACTCCTGCCCTACAACGTGGCATTACCGATTCTTGGTTTCTTGACGACGATAACAAAAGGGTTTGGGCTTTTGTACGAAAGCATTACGCTGAATATAGCGAGGTCCCAACTGCCGTAACTGTTAAAGATCACTACCCAAATTACAAAGTGTTAGATGTACAAGACAACATTGAGTATTTACTTGACACGATGGTTGAGTTTCGTCGTCGAATGCTTACACGGCAGGGTCTTGAAACTGCTGTAGAGCAACTGCAGGAAAACAACCATGAGTCAGCGCTTCTTGCTATGGAAGCAACTATTACTAGAGTTAACGAGCAAGGCGTACTTGGCACTCACGAAATTGATTTAACTAAGAACACTGAAGAACGTTACAAAGATTATCAATCATTGCAGAACTCAGAATTTTTAGGTATACCTACTGGTTTTGCAAAGATTGATGAGGCCACTGCTGGTTTGCAGGGAGGCCAATTAGTTACGATTATTGCTCCTCCTAAGACAGGTAAATCTCAGATTGCATTAAAGATGGCTATTAATATTCACCGTCAGGGAAAGATCCCTATGTTTCAATCTTTTGAGATGAACAACCATGAGCAGCAACAACGACACGATGCGATGAGATCAAACATTTCTCACGGACGTTTACGTCGTGGAAAGTTACTTCCTGCAGAAGAAGCGCGTTACATTGATGTTCTAAATGAGATGGAAAAAGAGCATTCTTTTCACCTTGTGGATGCTGTTAATGGAATTACTGTCTCTGCATTGGCTGCCAAGATTGAGCAAACCAAACCAGACATTGTGTTTGTTGATGGTGTTTATTTGATGCTTGATGAAATTACAGGGGAAATGAATACTCCACAAGCAATTACCAACATTACTCGTGCCCTTAAACGGTTGGCTCAAAAGATTCATAAACCAGTTGTTATTACTACACAAACTTTGCTTTGGAAAATGCGTGCTGGAAAAGTTACTGCAGATTCTATTGGTTACTCATCTTCTTTCTTCCAAGACTCGGACGTCATATTGGGACTTGAACCAATTGAAGAGGATGAAGAACTACGTAACTTAAAGGTAGTTGCAAGCCGTAACTGTGGTCCTACGGAAACCGCTTTGACATGGCGTTGGGAGACTGGGTGTTTCCACGACGAAGACGAAGTGTTTAAGTGCAAGTACTGCTCCGACTGGAGTCGGCGGTGATCGATGTTGAGAAGATCCTTTTTAATTTAGATCTATCTCTTTACGCCCAACGTGGAGCAGAGGTCAACGGACTTTGCCCTATGCACAAAAAGCGCACAGGAAAAGAAGACCACTTCCCTTCGTGGTGGATAAACTCTGAAAGCGGAGCACACATTTGTTTTTCTTGTGGTTACAAGGGAAACATCTACACCCTTGTTGCTGACGTTAAGGGGATATCTTATTTTGATGCACAGGATTACATAGGGGAGGGTGCAGAAGTCCCTCTAGATTCCCTTATGCGCCGAATTAAAGATCTCCCACAGTATGTGCAACCAGAAGAGACGATCGCGATGTCAGAGGCTCGATTGGCCGTTTACACCGATCCACCAGATATTGAACTTAAGAAAAGATTTTTAAAACGAGGAGCAGTTACTGTGCACGGCGTTCTTTGGGATACAAAAAACGAAGCATGGATTTTGCCAATTAGAGACGCAGACAGTGGGGCGTTGCTAGGGTGGCAAGAAAAGGGAGCAAGAGGACGGTTCTTTAAGAACCAACCAGCAGGAGTAAAAAAATCTAAAACTGTCTTCGGTGTTCAGGTGATGAGTTCAGAACACGACCTCATTGTTGTCGAGTCACCTTTAGACTCAGTTCGGTTAACGGGTCTTGGGCACAACTCAGTATCTACCTTTGGTGCAATTATGAGCGAAGAGCAAGCAAAGATCCTACGACGTGCTTCAAAGGTTATTGCTGCTTTTGACAATGACAAGGCTGGTTACACCGCCAATGAACAACTACGTGTATTTGCTCGGAAGTACGGTATGGATCTTTATTATTTTAATTACAAGGGTATTGACGTCAAAGACGTGGGCGATATGACCGAAGCAGAGATTGAGCATGGAATTAAGACTGCAAAGACTTCTATTTTAGGGAAGGCTGCTTATCTATGATGGACCTAAGAGACAGAGACCGCCCCTTACACGTGTGTATTTGTGGTTCTACACTTTGGAATATAAAAGCAATGTTTGAGGACGGAGAAATTTCACTTTATATGTTAGATATGGAGTGTCATCTTTGTGGGGCCCTGGCGACTGCACCAACCCCTATTGACAATGACATTTAATGGGACTTTAAAACCATACCAGGTTGAAGCAGTTGACCGTATGGTGTTACGTAAAAAGATGTTGGTTGCTTATGAGATGGGTCTTGGTAAAACTTGTATGACTATTGCTGCTGTAGAAAAATTAAAAAATAACGGCGCTATTACCAAACCAGTACTAGTAATTGCATTATCTAGTCTTAAGTACCAGTGGCAAAAAGAAATAAATAAATTTTCTAACGCAACAACCACGGTAATTGATGGGTCTAAAACTTCTAGGGTTAAAAGTTGGGCAGAATCAACCAACTATTTAATTTGTAATTACGAAACAATTGTTGCTGATTGGGACCTTATTAAAGACTACGAATGGGGCGCAGTTATTTGTGACGAAGCAACAGCAATTAAAGGATTTAGGTCTAAGCGTTCAAAGGCTGTAAAAAAACTGGCATCGAAAGTACCTATTAGGTTTGCGTTAACTGGCACTCCGATTGAAAATGGCAGGCCAGAAGAGGTCTATAGCATTATGCAATTTGTTGATGACACTCTTCTGGGTCGTTTTGATCTATTCGATCAAACGTTTATTGTACGCAATCATTTTGGTGGAGTTCAGCGTTATCGCAATTTAAATGTATTCCACGAAAAAATGAAACAAGCATCGGTAAGAAAGATTCAAACTGATCCAGACGTAGCGCCGTATCTTCCAGACACCCTATACCGAGATCCAATAACTATTGCTTTAGATAAAAAAACCGCTTCTCTCTATAACTTTATTGCTGATGAATTAAGTAATGAATTAATTGAGGCGCAACAACTTCTTGGTGCATCGTTTTCATTGTTTGCTCACTACGGCCACGAAAATAAAATAGGAAGTCCTGCAGATATGATGCGTGGATCAATTATGTCTAAAATCACTGCCTTACGTATGCTCTGTGATCACCCACAACTACTGGAAAGTAGCGCTAAATTATTTGAGGAACAGCAAGGAAATGGAAGCGCTTATGCGTCAAGTTTAAAAGCACGAGGATTGTTAGAAGGGGTAGTTAAATCTCAGAAACTGCAAGAATTAAAAACATATGTAACTGATCACCTAGACACAGACCCAGACGCAAAAGTTGTTGTGTTTACATCGTGGGTAGGTATGTTGGAATTAATACACGCAGAGTTAGGTGGGACCCTTTACACAGGCAGTATGAACGCCAAAGAAAAAGAAGCCAGCAAAGAGAAGTTCTTGACTGATCCAGATTGCCGTGTGTTTATATCTTCAGACGCGGGTGGATACGGGGTTGATTTGCCCAACGCAAACTTATTAGTAAATTACGATCTGCCCTGGTCAGCGGGATTAGCGGTACAACGCAATGGGCGCATCAAACGAGCCTCAAGCCGTTGGCCTAGTATTACTATTCAAGACATCATTGTTGGGAATTCAATAGAAGAACGTCAACATGATATGCTCCAGCAGAAGAACGCTGTAGCGGACGCAGTGATGGATGGGCAAGGAATTAACTCCAAAGGAGGAGTTGACCTGACTGTTGGAAGCCTGATAGGGTTCTTACAGAAGGAAAGACCGTAAGGGGGAAATATGGCAAGAGTAAAACCAACAGAACCACGAAGTGCTGATGCAGATGATTTTTCAGCACAAGCAAAAAACTATGCTTTTATTAAGCGACAACTTGAATATTGGGAAAAGCAACAAAAAGAAGCCAAAGAAAAGTTGTTTGAAAAACTTGATGTTGACGGAGAACCTGATTCATCTGGAAATATTGTAATTGAATTATCAGAAGACATTGACGGCATTGTTGCTGTTGTAAAACAACGCAGAGTAAGTCGTAAGATTGATGAAACACGTGCCTTTGCACTTATTGAAAAAAAGGGTTTGCGTGACACTCTCATTGTAACTAAGGAAATTGTTGATGAAGATGCGCTTATGGCCGCTTTGTATAGCGACGAACTTACTGAGGAAGAAATTGAAGAGATGTACCCACAGAGCGTAGTGTGGGCATTAGTAATGAAGAAGAGATAATCAATGGCGGGGTTGCGTGGGCAGGATGAGATCGAGGCAGCATTCGCTGACCTTGAGTATGTTCCTGGGTCAAAACGCAAACGTCGTGATTTAGATCTAAAAGTTTCTCGCCGTAAAAGCGGTGAGAGTAATGGTTGGGATGCAAACCCAATTATTAAAACGTTAAATGGAGAAGAAACAGAAGTCTTTACTATCGGCGCACTTGCGTTGGCTTTAGAAAAGACAATTGTTACGATCCGTTTATGGGAGCGCAAAGGGTATATCCCACGTGCACCGTATCGTCTTCGGTCTAAAACCTTAAAGGGTCAAAAGACTGGTGGCAATCGTGTGTACACCAGAGCGCTCATTGAATCTACGATTGAAGAGTTTAATCGTAGAGGCTTACTAGGCGCCGCTCGTGTAGAGTGGAGCCAACACGATGACCTTACAGAAACTTTAGTAAAAAACTGGAAAGTCATCACATCCACCGAGAGCCAATAGGTCTCATTACCAAAGGAAACAAATGCCCATCACAAAACCAACGGTAGAGGCAGATGCGTATCTGTCTGAAGATACCGAAGATGCAATGCCCAAGGTCGGAACAACAGTCCAGCAAGGCTGGGATGCTTTCGACTCACTCGTACAAGAGAACTCTTCTGAGTTCCCAACTGACTTCAAGTTCAGCGATGAACCACAACTTGTAAAGTTTCTTGAAGATCAGCCATTTGCTTCATACGAACAACACTGGATTGAACGCCCAAAGGGTAAGAAGTCCTTTGTTTGCATTGGGGATACATGCCCAATGTGCGACATCATTGGAGACAAGCCACGTGGCAAGTTCTCATTCAACGTACTTGTACTTTCAGGGGATGTACAAGGAGTTCAAATCCTTACAGCACCACCATCACTTGCACGCCAGATTAAGAAGGCGCATGACGATGAGCGTAAAGGACCTCTTTCAAAGGAGTTCTGGGAAGTTTCTCGCCTAGGTTCAGGACCAACAACACAGTACACCCTCAACTTTGTTCGTGGGCGTGACCTGGCTGAGGAATGGAAGTTGAGTAGCGACGCTGTTCAAGAGTTAGTAGTAGCCGCTGTACCGTTCACAGCAGAAGTTATTCGAGAGACCCCTCGCTCCGAAATGCTTGAGGTTGCTCGCTCTGTAGCGTAAGCACACTTCCACCGTGGGAGAGTCTGTTCACTACTAGGGACAGGCTCTCTCACATTACACTTTTTGAGGGGATTTAAATGAATATTATTACGACTAAAGAACAGTTAGAAGACCTTGTTGAGTTTTACTCCAAGGTTGATGCGTTTGCTTTTGACGTTGAAACAGTTGGTGAGAATCGAATCCAACCAGTTGTCAACGACGTTATGTGGATCTCGTTTGCAACAGAGGGCCGCACAGATGTTATACCTATGGGACATCCCAACGGTGATTTTTTGCATTGGGATAAAGAACTTCTTTTAAGTGGTCAACGTAAATCTGATGCAGGCAAAACATTAACGGACGCAGATTACTCAAAGAATCAAGCCAAGTGGACACCAGTGTTTGGTGAGCCACCTGTGCAACTTCTTCCTGGAGACGTGTTTAAAGCAGTAAAACCATTATTTTTTAGTAACAAGTTAAAAATTGGTCACAATGTAAAGTTTGATTTAAAGTCGATTGCAAAGTATTACCGTGGTGTAGTCCCTACTAAACCATTTTTTGACACGTTGATGGCAATGTTTGTTATTGACAATAGAAACCGTAATGCTTTAGGTCTTGCAGCCTGTGCTGAAAAAGTTTTAGGAATTAAAGTTGAAAAAGGTATTGGTGCTATGGTCGAGGTTCACTCTTTTAGTGACGTTGCTCATTATTCTGGTTTTGACGCCGAGGTCACTTGGAAGTTATACAAGGCTTTAGAGCCTCGCCTTGAGGGATCTTTAAAGCGTGTATGGGCTTTAGAGATGGATGTGGTGGCTGCTCTTTGCGATATGGAGTTGACTGGGGCAACGATCGATGTTGAAGAGTTAAAGGCACTTAAAGCACGACTTGATATTGATATTGATGCGGCAAAAGCAAAGGCTTGGAAGTTAACTGGCAAACCATTTTTAATGAATTCAGTTAAAGAAAAACAAGAGTTGTTGTTTTCTCCCGCACCTGAAGGTCGTGGAATCAAACCTAATCTTCGTATTCGCGTTGCTCTAACGGTAAAAGGGCAAGAAGTTGCTGCAAATAATCCTGAAGCATTGGGTATAAAGCACTTTTCTGTATCGTCAGATGCTTTAGAGTTTTACCGATCTAAAGATGAACTAGTAGATGCAATCTTGGAGTATCAAGACTTAAACAAGTTGATGACTACTTACGTTATGCCTTATCTTGGCGGTGAGATCACTCGGACAACAATGGGTAAAGAAAAAATTGTTGATAAAAAAAGCCTTATGATTAGTGGCAAAGTGCATACAAATTTTAAAGCGCACGGAGCAGAGACAGGTCGTTTCTCCAGTAGTGATCCAAACCTTCAAAACATCCCTAGTAGTGGACAGTATGGAAAGTTAATTCGTAATCTATTTGTTGCACCACCAGGGCATAAGTTGATCATGGCAGACTACTCACAGATTGAACCTAGAATTATTGCTTCTTTTTCAAACGACCCAATTATGGTTGAGAATTACCGTAGCGGTGGAGATATCTACACAACTATTGGTGACACTATGGGAGTAGACCGTAAAGCAGGTAAAGTACTTGTGCTGTCTATTGCGTACGGAGTTGGTCCTGAAAAGATTGCTCAAAGCATTGGGTGTTCTGTAACGGCTGCTAAAGACCTTCTAAACCGTTTTGAGGCTCAGTTTAACGACATTGCTAAGTACAAGGCAAAGGTGATACGCCAAGCCTCTGCAAAGGCTCCAATACCTTATGTTGAGACTATCTTTGGTCGACGCCGTTACATCCCTGAACTTAAGAGCCGTGAGCGTGGGTTAAAGGCTAGAGCAGATCGACAGGCGTTTAACACGGTAATTCAAGGATCTGCAGCAGATTTAATGAAATTAGCAATGGTAAGAGCCCATTCCTGTTTTGTTGATGAGCCAGGGGCTAATGTTATTTTGACTGTGCACGACGAACTCGTTACAGTTGCTCGTGAAGATCTTGCAGAAGAGGTTGCGGAAGCAATTCGTGAGTCTATGGAAGGCATCAAACTTCCAGAGATTACAGTTCCTCTTATTGCCGAGGTAAAAATAGTTAACAAATGGGGAGAAGCAAAATGAGTAATGCAGATTGGTGGGCTAAACAACTAGGCACACAACCAGTGCAGCCACAGGCAAGGCCAACAGATGTTCCAATGCCTCCCTCACAGCAACCGATGACACCGTACCAAGCACCGCAACCACAAACACCTTCATTACGAATTGGCAGTGCAAGTCAAACCGCTTCATGCCCTGAGTGTGGTGGAACTAACTACATGGCAATACAAAACGCGGCTCCTCGTTGTTATGACTGCGGCTACCCCATTAACCAATCAGGAAGCCGATATGGAGCATTGACTGGTGCAAAAGTAGAAGGCGGAACTAAATCTGCTGCTGGTAATGATGTTGCAAGTAACTGGAACCCACAAGGAATCATTGGAAGGATTAACTAGTGAATGATGAAGCCAAAAAGATCGTTGCTCAACTCAACAAAAAGTTTGGTGCGGGTGTTGTTGTGGTCGCTAGTGACATTCGTTCCGATATTATGCCTCGTTTTACCTCTGGTTCTACTACGTTGGATTACGTCCTTGGAGGAGGATTTCCTGGAAACCAGTGGAACGAATTAATTGGAGAACCATCTCACGGCAAAACAGCGGTGGCATTAAAAACTATTGCTGCTAACCAAGCAAAAGACCCAGAGTTTACAACTGTGTGGGTTGCCGCCGAACAATGGGTACCAGAGTACGCAGCAATGTGCGGGGTTGATTCAAACCGAGTAATTGTTATTGAAACAACAGTTATGGAAGAGGCATACCAAGCAGTTATTCAATTTGCTGAGTCACAATCAGTAGATGCAATTGTTCTTGATTCATTACCAGCGTTATCTCCAGCCCCTGAAATGGCAAAAGATATGGATGAAATGACCGTTGGTCGTGGCGCCCTTCTTACTAATAAGTTTTTTCGTGTAGTGGGTGCAGCAATGAAACGAAGCCTAACTGAAAATGAACGACCTATTCTTGGCCTTATTATTAACCAGTACCGTATGAAGATCGGGGTAATGCACGGTGATCCACGTACCACTCCTGGTGGACAAGGTAAAGATTATGCGTTTTTTACTCGTTGTGAAGTAAAGCGTGATGAGTGGATTGAGATTGGCCCTAGCGGAAACAAAAACCGCATTGGTCAACGTATAAAAGTACGGGTATTAAAAAATAAAACTGCTCCACCACAACGTATAGCCTACTTTGATTTTTATTTTGCTGAAGGTGGAGAATGTAATCCAGGTGAGTATGACTTTGCTAAAGAAATTGCGTCCCTTGCGGTTGTAAAAGGAATAATTGATCGTAAAGGTGGATGGTATTACTTTGGAGACCGCAAATGGCAAGGTATTGAACCTGTTATAGATAGCCTTCGTGCAGAAATTGATTTTAAAGAAGAAGTTCAAAAAGCAGTGTTTGAAACTAGCGATTTACCAATGGGAGTTTTAGATGACGAATAGAGAGTTTATTGTTAATGATGGTGATTGGGCGCATGAGTTAGAGACAGGTGTTGCTGACTATACAGACATGTTGTTTGAAGCCGTGTATGAAGGGTCAGAAGATGAAATTCCTGAAACTTTATCTAAAGAACTTTTTTGCGGTTGCGCAGAGTGTTTTTGGCGTGAAGCACTCTTTTACCTTGTACCTCGTTTGCTCAAAGGGTACAACGAAGGAAAGATAGAACTTCTTGAAGAGTGAGGGGCAAAAACAGTCCCAAAAGCATGAAAAAAGATTGGCTAAATTAGTGGGAGGATCAACAACAGCGGCTTCTGGGGCTTTTTGGTCTAGAAAAGGCGATGTTAGATCAGACGATTTACTTATAGAACATAAATGGACTGGTAAAAAAACTAAAACTATTAAAGCAGAAGAACTAGAAAAAATAACCACAGAAGCAATCATTGACGGTAGAACACCTGTGTTTGGGATTAGCCTAAACAACAAGAATTATGTAATATTAGTCGAAGATGATTTCATCGAGATGAGGGAGAAACTAAAGGATGACCACTAAATGGAAGAAGAGCCCGATTACGTCTGGCGCTACAAAGCCCGTTGCAAAGGTAAAGATGAAACAACTCTTATCTTTTACCCTCCTCGCGACAAGGACCTCTATAAAAGTTTGGCGACTCAAGCGAAAGGTTTCTGTTTTGGAGAAACAGGTAAAAACCCTTGTCCAGTCAGAACCGAGTGCCTCTGGGATGCGGTGTCCCGTGATGAACCCCACGGAATTTGGGGAGGACTCTCGCACAGAGAAAGAAACGCTTTAGTTCGTAAGTGGCAAAAGAAGTTTAAGAAAAAAATGACTCTTAAAGAGTTTATATCTAACATAGATAAGGACTAAAACATGGTAGTAAAAAACGATCTTCAAAAGTTTTTAGATACCAAGAAAACAGAAACACGCCTTCTTGGTCCTATTGAGCGTCATCTAATGCGTAAGGCTCCAGGAGATCGTAATACAACCGTTTTACACCCATCAGAAATGATTAAGGCTGATTTTTGTTACCGTTATTCTGCTTACCTTTTAATGGGAGGTAAGAAAAAACAAGATAACCCAAATCTTAGACTGCAAAACATTTTTGATGAAGGACATTTTATTCACGCTAAATGGCAAAACCGCATATATGAAATGGGTAATATGTGGGGAGATTTTAAATGCCAAAGTTGTAATAAGACTACTTCAGGACTTTCTCCTCAGACCTGTGAGCACTGCAACTCAACCACACTTGTTTATGATGAAGTAAAAGTTGTTGATCCAACACTTCGTATTGCAGGCCACACAGATGGTTGGGTTAAGGGTCTTGGTGAGGACTTCCTTATTGAGATTAAATCAATTGGAGAAGGAACACTTCGTTTTGAAGCACCAGAGTTACTTCGTGATGCTGATTATGATTTAAAAAAGGCTTGGCGCAACATACGTCGACCATTTCGTGGGCACTTGTTGCAGGGTCAAATGTACTTAGAACTGGCTCGTCGTATGTTTGGCGAAGAAGCGCCAAAAGAAATTGTATTTTTATATGAGTTGAAGATGGATCAAGACTACAAGGAGTTCACAGTAAAGGCGGATTACGATGTCGTTGATAGGATTTTCTACAAAGCAAAGCAGATTAATGACGCGGTTGACGCTGGTGTTCTACTTAAGTGTAATATTGATTCCAGTGGTTGTAAGCAGTGCGATTTAATTGAGGAGTAAGTATGGAACTAAGCCCAATGATGCGGGGAGGGTTGGACCTTCCAAAACCAGCCTATGATCAAGCAGTACTTCCACCAGACATAACAGAACTAAATAGTGAGCAACTTGCAGAGATGTTTACTGTCCTTACAGGTTGGGCCGACTATATGTCTAGCCAATTGGTGCAGGCTCAGTTGGCCGAACGCGATGCCCTGCGTAAGTCTGAGTTTGTCGAAAGCAAAGCGCTTGTGAGGTTAACTACAGGGGCCCCTAAAGGGACTACAGTTTCGTTAATAAAGGCTCAAATTGATATTGACCCAGATATCCAGGATTTGCGGGATAAGTACGAAGAGAAGTATGCTTATCGAAAGATCTTAGAAATGATGTTAAACAACCAAGAACGGGACATCACGTTAGTTTCACGAGAAATTAGCCGTAGATCACAAACTATGGGTCGGAGGGATTCATTTATATTATGAAAAAATTATTACTTGTTTTAGGGCTGCTTTTAGCCTCAGTACACCCAGCACACGCCAATACGCCGCCAACTATTGTTGTTATCGATACAGGTACCAACACTTCCTTGTTTAAAGACAATATTGCTTACGAGGTTTGTTTATTGACCTCATTTACGTGTCCTAATGGGAAGTTAACAATGGAAGGAAAAGGCGCAGCCAATATTCCAGTATCTACAAACAAAGCCCTAAACCACGGCACTCAAATGATCTCTTTAGTTCTTCGTTTTAACCCATCAGCCAAGATTATTCCTATTCGTATTGTGGGAATATCTCCAGCAGGTACTCCAGGGTTTTACTCTATGGAAGATGTACAGAACGCTTTTAATTGGATTGTTGCCAATCAAGTAAAGCACAATATTGCAGTTGTAAGCCTTGCACAGGGTGCAGTGTTCCCAAACTGTCAAGTTCCAAAAGGAATGGCTGAAAGTATTGCAAAACTTAAAACAGCACATGTCCCAGTAATTACTGCAGTAGGTAACGATAGAAACCGAACTGGGGTGTTTTCACCAGCGTGTTTGCCTGATGCAGTGTCAGTTGGAGCAACAGACAATCCGTGGCCAGGTTCAGAACCTATTGAATACGATTCAAATGCTGCCCCATATATTGCTCGGTACAGCAACGGCGCACAGGGACAGACTGACTTCTTTTTAAATGGTCGTTGGAATGCTAAACAATTAAATGGAACAACAAAGTTTACTACGGGCACCTCAAATGCTGCTGCAGCGTTTGCTGGATGGTGGTTACTAAATAAAAAAACAACTTTTGACGAAACCTTTAAAGCATTAATGGCTACAACTATTGATACTAAGAATGAGTTTCAGACAGGAAAATATGTCAGACTCCCTTAAGTCTATTCTTCAAGAAGCAGAGGAACTTATCCATGGCGATCGTAACTACACCTACGATCATCCACTTGACAACTTCAACCGTATTAAAAAAGGTTGGGAAGTTATTTTTGGTATTGACATTACTGAAGAACAAGTGGGATTAGCAATGGCATGGGTAAAGATTGCAAGAGAGGCCTACATGCATAAGCGAGATAACTTGACGGACGGGGCAGGTTATCTTGGGACCATTGAAATGGTCATAGATGAAAGAAACCTCCGTGCCAACAAAACTGTTTGACGGTGGATTAACAAAAAAACAAACCCTTGTTGCGATTGGTATCGATCAATCGCTAACGGGGTTTGCTTTGTCTGCAGTAAGTATTGACGAACCTGCAAAACATACTACGTGGGTATACAAATCACCTTACTTTGGTATTGAACGACTAGCCGATATTCGTCAATGGTTGATAGACACCTTTGACTATGTTTCAGAAGAACATGAGATTACAGATATAGCAATGGAGGGGTCTGTTCTTGCCAGTCATGCAGCCTTAGTTCTTGGTGAATTGGCTGCAGTAGTAAAGATGGCTATTTATGATTATTTTGGTGAAAATGATATCTGTCGATATCCTCTCAAAGTTCCACCAATGACACTTAAAAAGTATGCAGCAGGTAAAGGAAACGCCAAAAAACAAGAGATGTTGATGCAAATCTACAAGCGTTGGGGCATTGAGTTTAACGATGATAACGCCGCAGATTCCTACGCTTTAGGAAGGCTTGCTGGAAAAACTGCGATTGATAAAATTGAGGAAGCAGTAGCCAAACAAATTGAAGACCCTAAATACAGAGACCAAGCCAGACTTTAGCCGTACCATTTAGTCCAGGAGCGGCGCATCACACGAAACTAAAGGACTAAAAATTGAATAACAACTCTGAAAAATCTTCTGAAGAGCAGTTTTTACGCGTTAGCGCTTCTTCAAACCCACAAAGTGTTGCCTCAGCAATTGCTCATGCGATCTATGACAAGCATGAAGTCAAAATGCGTGCTGTAGGAGCAGGGGCAGTAAACCAAGCGGTCAAGGCTATGGCAATTGCCAGAGGCTATGTGGCTCCTCGTGGTCTAGACCTTGTATGTAAGCCAGGATTTACCACTATTGAGTCTCGTGATGGCGAAATCAGCGCCATTGTTTTTGCCATTACAGCAAGTTAATTCAGACGTATCCTTGTATCAAGATTAAGGAGTCACTATGGCAAGATGGACAGACGTAGGACACGCCATGCGGCGTCGCATGGGCGCACCTTCTAACCACCACGAAGCGGCAGGTAACAATATGAACAAAGAACACATGACACCAGAAGAAGTTATTGCTTCTGCAGAGCACGCTAATAGCGCACGTCGTTATGTTGGTCAGGTAACAGGCGTTGCAGATATGAGCGCAACACCTCTTCGCGGGACACTTATCCCAAAGAAGAGTGTACAAGCAGGGGACCCAACAATTATGAACAAGGGTAATAAAAAGAACATTCTTGTTAATAACGCTGCACAATCAGAGCGTATGGGAGCCCGTTACGTAATTGGTGCGTCATTTCCAGCAGTACATCAATCAGAACTTGGTGCAAACATGTCAAACGCACGCATGATTCCGTCTGTAGCAGGACGTCAATCACCTGACTTTAATAATGGGATAAACGGCTCCTACTAAAATGGGATCACCAGTTTCTTCTCCGCAGTTTCAGGGTTATACCGAAAACTACGAGTCACCGATGTCTTACAGCAAGGGAACTTCAACCACCCTTTCTAAGTCAACAACTTGGAGAAGTCCAGCAGGTGCGCCTTACGGTTCGCGTAACGCAGGTAGCACATTAAACTTTGACGATTCAAATGAATCTGACTCTCCTATTCCTAAGTCTGATAAGGGCGTCGGAAGAAACGAGGAGTAATGCCAAGAAGAGAAGAATTTAGCATTGGTATTACTTCGCCTGTTCCACAGGCTGCAGCAGGTGCTGCACGTTTTGCGGGAGAGATGGGCTTTGATCGTCCTACCCGTTTTGATAACGTAATGGTAAATTTATCTCAAGGTAAGCGTATTGCAAATGAGTACGAAGCCGCACCATCGTTTGATCCTGTTGCTGCGTTGCATTACAAAACAATGGCAGAAGAAACAAAGAGGCAATATGATTTTCTAACGCGCCCTGTACACCGTGGCGGATTAGGTGTCGATGTCTCAGTAACTCAGAACGACCCATACAAACGTGCCCGTGACATGATGGCGGATGCAAGTGCTGGTAAGTTTAAAGTACTATCAACAAAGACTACTGGTGGTCACCCATACTTTAGTGACGATGAGAATGATATGTTCCGTGCAGTCCATGACTATTTTGGTCATGCTGCAACAGGTCGTGGGTTTGACCCACACGGTGAAGAGGCTGCCTTCCGTAGTCACGTTACAATGTTTACCCCAAGAGCACGTCCAGCGATGGCAACAGAGACTCGTGGACAGAACAGCGCAATCAATTATGGATCAAATCCTGGTGGTTTTGTTGAGCAAAAGGTAGCAACACTTCCTACTGCACAATTAATTACCCCTATTGGACGCAGGGCTGAGTTCCACACTGCTCTATTAGAGGCAGCAAAGGCTCATGCAAGAATGCTAGGTAAACCAAATGCCTAGTGGTGCTAATAATTTTTCTCCATCTCAAAACTGGCAATCACTTGGTGGTGGCGGGCTTGCAGGTTACAACAACCAAGGTGGTGCAGGAACTCCAGTAGCACGCGATACTTTAGATTCACTCCGTATTGGAGTGGGGCGGGTACCTTCAGCGGAATACCCTGATGGATACCTCGGTACTATCCGTTCACGTCGAGATGACCGTTTACTGGATAGTATCAAAAATCGTGTCAATCAAAAAGCGTATCAACGCGGTGTGCACAAGGGTGAGCGTATTGAGCCATCTATGTATTACTGGCCTGAAGGGATCAACCCAATGATGGGCATTCAACGCCAAATGAAAGCACAGCGTGTAAACATTAATGGTGGGGTTGTTTACCAAAGCGAAAGAAGCGCTCCACAAATAGACCTTACTCCAGCACCACAC